TTCCTTCAAGGGTTGGCTGAACTCGGGTATGGGTTCGCCTACAGAGTTCTTGACGCTCAGCATTTCGGAGTGCCACAAAGACGCAAGCGTGTGTTCGTTGTCGGATGTCTTGGAGACTGGCGAGGTGCCGCCAAAGTATTATTTGAGTCAGAAAGCCTGTGCGGGGATATTACACAGAGCAGACAAAAGAGGGAAGAAACTTCCGAATATGTTGCGGACTGCGTTGGAACTCTCCTCGCAAGAGACCATAAAGGAATAGACAATTACGATCATACTAAAATGATTGCAAGAAGCGTGAGTGCTATTGATCTTAAAGATGTATCAAAGACATTGACTGCATCATATGGTATGGGAGGTGCAGATTTAGATATTAAGCCATTAGTATTAGAGCCAAATAAAGCTTATGGTTTTGAGCCTGGCATTACAAAACGAGAAGGCAATCCATCAAGATTTTCAGAAGAGATATCACCAACACTAAGAGCGCAAATGGGAGATAATCAAGTAGCAGTTGCTTACAATATTACTTTTTGTGATGCGAATGGTAAAAGAAAAGATAGGCCTAATGGCGGTTTATATGTAAACGAAACTGATACATCAAATACTTTAACTAAGGCTGGTATTGGCACTAACGCAATTCAAAATATGCGCGTTAGAAGATTAACACCAATGGAATGCGAAAGACTCCAGGGCTTTCCTGATAACTATACAAACACACCAACATCAAGCGACACCACTCGATATAAAGCATTAGGCAATTCAATGGCAGTGCCAGTCATGAAATGGATTGGTGAAAGAATTAATGATATTACTTAGATACTTTGTATAGCAAAAAGCGCAATATATTAAACACAAACTAACTTGTATTGAATAGATTACATACAAAGGCGTTTGTGTAACAAAAATGGTTATTTTTTACATGCAAAGTGTATTAAATATTAGAACGATTAATCTATCAAGGAGAACATTATGTGGACTAAGCCAGCTGCAACTGAAATGAGATTTGGTTTCGAAGTTACTATGTACGTAATGAATAAGTAATACACACGATACACATTCAGGGGAGCTTCGGCTCCCTTTTTTGTTGCCTATTTTTTAATCAGATATCCATACACCTATATTTTTACCATGTCAACGTATTTATTATTTTTTTTTTTACTATTTTCTATATATATTTAATCCATTTTAACTTATAGTTACATCACTGCAACGTTATGCAGCATTTAAATAAAAGGAAAATATATGAAAACATTAGTACAAAACACAGTAGTAGATACATTAGGTTTACTCTTAGCTCAACAAGCCGATATCACAGCAAAGATTGACGCTATCAAGTCTCAACTCAAAGAATCAGGCGCTGGCATATACGAAGGTGCAATGTATAAGGCCAACGTTATTGTTGCTAACTATTCAACAGTTGACTACAAACAAGTCTTTGCAGAATGCTCAGTTCCAGCTGAAGTTATTGCTCGCAATACCAAAACACAAGAACGTGTTTCGTTAAAAGTAACTTCAAGATAAGGGGCCAATAGTGAAAACATTTTCAAGATCACAATTAAAAAGAGCTATGGGTAAAAAATACCCTGGCATATGGCTCAAGGACTCAGAGTATTTTAACGGCTCTAAAAGCGCGTTATGGACTGGCGAAGGTTCATATATGCCCGACGAAGATGAAGCGTTTAATCACTATCGCCGTGACTTTGAGATGGGTATTCATCCTGAGTTGTATGCATACCTTAACGCACGCGGCTGGCATTGTGAGTGGTATGACGGCGGCACAATTTTAATCTATAAAAACTAAGGAGACTAATATGGGAACAAGAGCAGTTTATACATTCAAAGATGAGAGCGGTTCATACAGCGTTTACAAGCACTACGATGGTTATCCTGAAGGTGAGGGCGGCGGCTTTGGAGCTTACGGCTTTATCAAGGCCGCTAAAGCTTATGCCTGGGAACTTCCACGATTCGATGCATCAGAGTTCGCAGCAGCATTCATCGCAGCAAATAAGACTCAAGCAGGCGGTGACGTATATCTTACTTATGGCCACGAAGAACACGGCGACCTTGAGTATAGATATGAAATATCAGCAGATAAAGACAAGCTTATAGTTAAAGTATTTAAAGGAGAAGATTACGACGAAGATTCACGCAAGCAAATATATTCACCACACGGGGAGGTAATACTATGATTTCAACTAAAGATATTAAGAAGGGCATGCCAATCAAACTTAAAAGTGGTTGGTGTGCTGTGATGATGGACAACAGACGCGGTAACATTCGCATGGCTGAAGTAGACGGCATATTCAAAGAGATTGGCAGCATCTATGCATCCGAGATCATTGAAGCGTTCGTAGACGGTAAATGGCAGCACGTAACTCACTCAATGCGCAAGGGCCACGCTGAGATACCTAACTTCTTATATGGAGGGTTTTAATATGGCCCAGCCAACGCTTCCAGAGCTTATAGAAGCCCTTAAAAAGATAGATAAGATAGTTATAGTCAAAGTAGGGGGAAAATAAGAATTAGGGCCTTAAATGGCCCTTTTTTTTGATAGCAATATCCGTGCCAGCTATATAAAAATAATTGAAAATATTTACATTAAAGTATTGCAATTCAGTCCATTTTAATTCAATATTACATCTACGGACACATTGATCCGCATAACTCTAAGGAGACAGTAAAATGGCAGCAAAAAGATATATAGTTAGATTGTTTGGTTTAGGTGGAGAATTAGCTATGACTACATCAGAAAACCCATGGCATCCAAATACATGGTCCACAGAACGTGGTGACCTTGTGCAAGTATATGACAGCTTGGAAGACGACTTTCTTCCTGACTACTACATTCAAAGAGATGGTGAATAATGTTTAACTCAGAAGAATTTATTAATCAAATATCAGCCGAGATACCGAAAGACTCGGCTGACGAGCTTCACATTCTAGTTGAAGACGTTATAGGATGGGTAGGCAAGACTTTAGAAGATTTAAACGGTTACAGCACTAAAGATTTATGCCGTTACTTCATTGAAGCAGCTCAGTACAGAATCGATGATGACCGTAACACGATGAAAGAACTTAGATGTTTCGAGCAGTTGCTTGCTTTTTTTAAAGAAGAGCTAGACAAAATTGATGACTTTATTTTATCAAACAGGAGAGACTAACATGGAACAAAACGACTTAGAATTCTTAAAACAATACATCGAGAGCCGTGCTAAGCACGGTTACTCTGATGAAGAGTTATTTGAGATGCAAGCATCATTCGGCCCAGACGAAGAAGTTGTTGACATCTTTACTGGCAAAACAATCAACATCTGGGGATCAAAATGATTAAAGACATATTGCATTTTGGTAAGTGGAAGACGATGCATAGCATCTGGGATCGCATGAAGATGTATAAGTACACGCATCCAAAGATGATTAAATTTGCTAAGATAGCTATTGTTGTGATTGGCGTGTTTATGTTGATCAATCACTTAGTAAACAAACATCACGGTAGATAACTTGCATTCAATCGTTAATCTGTTAATATCTCATATAGATCACTTAGACATGATCTTGTTGCTGGTGCCATTAGTTTTGTTGTTACTAATGGTGCTGGTAGCAATCATTCAAGTTGAAATAGAATTATATAAAACCCACAAGAAACCCAAACGAAACCTACCAAAAACCTAGCAGGTTATTTTCGCGCAATGAAATAAAATTTTCGCGGAAGAACTTCAAACAATAAACTCTAGTAACAAAATATCATTTACTTGTATACATTTAGCTAATTCACGATTACTATTGGCTGCTATGAGTGAATCAGTAAAGAAGAACGGTAGGCCATCTAAATATACGAGAGAGCTTGCCATCGATATATGCGATAGAATCAGTAATGGTGAATCGCTAGCATCGATCACGAAAGAGGACGGATATCCGCACAAGTCGACGGTGTACGAGTGGCTGTTGGATCGCCCTGATTTTCGCGACCTTTACACGCGCGCACGCGAGGACCAAGCTGACACGTTGGCAGACGAAATCCAGAAGATCGCGGACGAAGAGCCGATGTATCTGTTTGATGACAAAGGTAACAAACGCGTCGATAACGGTTACGTGTCATGGATCAAGCATAAGACAGACACACGCAAGTGGATCGCGTCCAAGTTGAAGCCGCAGAAGTATGGTGACCGCATTGGTGTTGAAGGCGTGAAGGACGGCGAGCCAGTAAAGATGGAAGTCACTGCATTGTTTGATGCGATTGTAGACAACTTAGAACTTACCAGACAAAACGAAGATGAATAACAACTGCGACGTAAAAGATTGTTTGTTATGCGCTCTTGGTCACGCACATAAGCATATGACGCTGAATGATCTCGTTAAGCACTTAACTGATTGCGTTAAAGATAATGACGAGCTACTCACAAGATTAGATAAAGCACCGTGTGTGGATGCAGACAAGATTTACACAGGCGCTAACTTTGATGCAGCTCACGAATACGAGTTGAATAAAAGCACTGGCGAAGTTCAGCGCAAGACATGAACAACTTAGCATCCGTACTTAAAGACGCGGATACTAAACGACAGTTCGCATCAATGCCGCTAGATAAGCAAAAGGCTTACGTGTGGCGCATGAACTGGCTAATGAAAGCACATAAGCATCAAGTGCTGCCACCTGGTGACTGGGCGATCTGGTTACTGCTTGGTGGTCGAGGTGCAGGTAAGACAAGAACGGCAGCCGAGCAGATAGCTTGGTGGGCCTACAGTCAACCGAAGACACGCTGGCTAGTGTCAGCACCAACTGCGATGGACGTGCGTGGAACGTGCTTTGAAGGTGACTCAGGCTTATTGACGATCATGCCAGCCGAGATGATCGCAGAGTATAACAAGTCGCTGCTTGAGATTAAGCTGACTAACGGATCATTGATCAAGGGTATCTCAGCATCAGAACCTGATCGCTTCCGAGGTGGACAATATCACGGCGCGTGGTTAGACGAGTTAGCAGCATGGGATTACTTACAAGACGCCTGGGACATGATCATGTTATCAGTGCGGCTAGGACAGCAGACAAGGATCATAGCGTCAACAACGCCACGACCTAAAGACTTAGTAGTAGATTTAGTAGGACGAGCGCAGGATGGCTCAGGTGAAGTTGTAATGACTACCGCGTCAACATACGCGAACATTGCTAACTTAGCACCAAGCTTCCAGCAACAGATCCTACAGTACGAAGGAACGAAGCTAGGCCGACAAGAGATCTATGCTGAGCTGATCGATCCAGAAGAAGGCGGCATAGTTAAACGTAACATGTTTAAGCTCTGGCCACATGGTAAAGCGTTTCCTAAGTTCGAGTACATCATACAAAGCTATGATTGTGCTTACACTGAGAAGACGATCAACGATCCGACAGCTTGCTTAGTGTTTGGATTGTTTAAGCCAATGGACGGACCGATGTCAGTGATGTTGATAGACGCGTGGCAGGATCATATGCAATACCCTGACTTGCGCAAGAAGGTAAGAGAGGAATACGAGGTAAGCTATGGAGCTGACAGTGAGAATGACACAGGCGAATTTGTCAAGGGTAAGCGCGTTGATCTCATACTTGTCGAGGACAAGGCAGCTGGAATCAGTCTTGTACAAGATATGCAACGGGCGCATCTACCAGTGCGAGCTTACAACCCAGGGAAAGCGGATAAGGTGCAAAGACTATCGATTGTTGCAAACATTATTGCACATGGCCGCGTCTGGATCCCAGAGTCCAACAACAACAAGGGATACGTTAGGGATTGGGCAGAAGGCTTCGTGTCTCAGATATGTGCGTTCCCTGAAGCAACGCATGATGACTATGTGGATGCGTGTACGCAAGCACTAAGATACTTTAGAGACGCTGGCCTATTAAGTATAGATCCAGCACCGAGTGAAGACGATTACTATGCTGACGAAGAACCACAAGCACGTGTGAATCCTTATGCGATATAGAAGAAGAATACACGAACACACACGTAAGGTTAGAAGCTTAAGAAGTAGACGTGGCACAGTTAGATACTGGTATAAGGATTGTCAAGAGTGGCAAATATAAAGTCACCGTGCAAGAGCGTATGCCAACTTATACCTGGCACAGAAACATGTAAGGCATGTAAGCGAACAGTAGAAGAGATAACAAACTGGTATGACTACACACCAGCACAACGCAAAGCTGTAGTAAAACGCATCAAGGATCTAAATGGGCGTAACAAATAAACTATTGCAAGAGATTACAGAAGCAGCAGCTAAAGGGCTTGAGCGTAAAGCAGTTGAAGTTGCAGCGCGTGATCCTGTATTACCTCCTCCATTACCGCGTGCCAAACCATACACAGACGAACAGTTACGCTCGTTTGCTGAACGCATGGCACCACAAGTCAATGGTGAATTCGTGCGTCTTGATCCTACTACATCAAAAAACCCTGCTGACTTATCTTACAAAGTGTGGAAGAGACAACAAGAATTGCAACACACTATCGTGCCAACACGCGAAGTACAATCTACCGTACCATACGATCCAGCTAAGTGGGAAGGCCACGTGCTTTCTTCTATCGTAGGCGATCCTACCATCGGCGATAAAGAGATCATCGACATTAATGGCAAGAAGCTTGTTGTTCCATCTAAACAAGAAGCAGGATCACTATACGGATTAGGCGAGCCAAAAGATGCTTGGGCATCAACAAAGAACGCCGCTAAAACTATCCAGGGCAGGATTATAGATACGAGCAACATATATAACGCTCCAGTGTTAGGCGTATACACTAAAGGCGGATCAGGATCTTATTCGTATGCGCATCACATTAACGATGCATTGCTTAAAAACATATACAGCAACCTTGATCAGATGACGCCTAAACAAATTCAAGCATTCAATACACTCATACGTAATCACACACCAGAGTTTGCTGGCATTGAAAATCTTGAAGCATCGCTTAATCAATTCAAAACAAATCCTGAGTTGCGCAAAAAGTTTTACGCGGAAGCTATCAAGCCAACTAACTCAGCAACAATGAACATACCTAACGGATCAGATGTAGTACACGCCGCACTTGAACCTGATTTACGTTACTTAGAGTCAGGCGCTACAGGCCACTCCATTATGCAGCTAGATCCAAGTCAAACTACATTGCAGCCAGCAACGCATACAACTTACACAAATAGAATACCAAGACTTGAAAATACGCCAGTGATGCAATCAAGCACACCAATACCATATCAACTTCAATATCCTGATCAAATGCAAGCGATCATGAATAACCCAAGACAAGCACCGCAACCATTCGGCACAATTTCAATGGGCGGCGCATCACAAATCAATGACGCTCAACACGTAGATCAAATAAGCAAGTACTTGCAATTCATGAAAGAACTTACTGGACGCGCTAAGGGCGGATCAATACACATGGGTGCAGGCGGTTCATTAGCTGAAGCTATTGTTAAAGGCGTAGAAGAATCAGCAGGTAAAGCAGTTGCACCAAAAGTTAATCGTATAGACATGCACTTTAAAGATGTAACTAAACGCGTGCCTGAATTATCAAAAGGATTCCAGCAATTAACTACTGGAGAAATAACACCAGCAGGTTATGAAGCTCTTGTGAATCAATACAAGCCAGTAACACCATTTAGCTTTGTACCAAAACCAGCAACACCAGAAGAAGCTATTGGTGCGCTAAAAGAAAATCAAAAAGGTTTATACGGCGTTCCTTCACAAATACTACAAGAAGGCCATCCAGTAGGATTACGTTTAGACATTCCTGCATACACTAACAAAGGCGTATGGGTTCCAACTATACACGAACAAATATCTGGTCACGGCGCTGGCCCACTCATCGGACATGAAAGCGTAGCTCACGTTACTGATCCAACATTCGGCATGTCACAAAAGGCAGCCGCATCAATCGCTGGTGGCAATCCTAAAGGCACGATAGCAACTATCAAAGGCAACTGGAAGCCAACCACGCCAGATGAAACTGTAGCAAAAGCCACAGAGATTATGAATGATCCTGAGTGGATACAAGTTGGTATGGATCCAGAGCGTCACTCTCATTTTTATGATAGAGCAACAATGGAACCAGTAGTCGCTGGCAAAGAAGCAATACAAGTTGGCCCAGCAGTATTCGTAAAGAATCCAACATACGGAAAAAAAGAAGACTTCTTATACAAAGATGGTGGCCGCGCTTATGCACAAGGCGGTGGCGTACATATGGCTGATGGCGGATCTAACATGCAACAAAATGCTGTTGATCCTATTACTGCTTACTTTATGCAAAACATTAATCCAACTAATTTGGATATGATGCCATCACCTAGCTCATCATACATTCCACAAAAAATTACACCAAGCCCAAGCCAAGCAACGTTTAACAAAGTATCAGGCATTAGTCCAGTTACAAACATTATTAAAGAAGTTACAGGCGGTATACAAAATGGCGTGCAAAATCAGTTGCCAACAGATATACAGAATGCTTATAAAAACGGACCACAATCAATTAGTGACATAGGCATACGTGCAGCTAATTCACTTGCTGGATTCCCAATGGATATTGCTAATAGCTTAGGTTATGGCAATCCATCATCACCATACAACAACAATGTAGTTCCAAGTCAATCACAACTTAACTACAATATGCCTGCAAAAAAACCAGCTCCATTAACTACAGAAGCGTTTAATGAAGCAACCATGCCGTTACAGTCAGGCAATAGCTATCCTGCATTAGAAACTGCCGCAGCATCTATTGGACCTGGCATAGCAGAAGATGTTGGATCTATTGGTAAGACAGCAGTAAAAAAAGGCGCTAACTTCCTTGGCCAAGAACTTGTAAACGCTAAAGGCGCTAACCGTAACCTTATCGGTAAATACTTAAACGCTATCGATCCTGAGTTAAACATTATCAAGCCACAAGGCGGCATGTTAGTTAGCGGAGAGACAGAATTAGAAAGAGAACTTCGTCATATAAAGAAAGATGAAGGTGTGGTTGGAAGATATGTAGAGCCAGAAAATATGATTAATGTTAATGACAGTTTAAAAGATAAGCGTGCAGTTGCATTAAACAATTGGATTGATACCAAAGTTAAAAAATATATTCGCAATCAAGCTGGCACAGAAAACGATCCAATATTTAAAGCTATTGAATCAGGCGTTCAATATAACTTTGATCCTGCTATGGGTGATACTAAGTACATGACACAAGTTAAAAGAGCTAAAGCTGGATTTCCTGAAGAAGGTTCAGCTACTACAGACTTAGGTAAAGAGTGGCAATACAAAGTTGATTCAATATTTAAACCACATACCGCTGAAGATATTAAAGAAATATACAGAAATCCAAATATTAATGAAAAACAAAAACAATCAAGACTTCGTATAGAGCATGACCTTCCAATATATGACGAAAAAGATTATGACGCTCTTAAACTTATTAATGAAATACCTGATAAAAATGTATACACAATTGGTGGAACTAATATTGCAAGAAAGCTAGGGCTTGATCATGTAGCCGATGTATTACATGAAGACTTAACTTCAGGAAGATTGCAACCTGAACAGCTAAATCAAATGTCTATCGAGAAAGCTGTACGCCGTGCTGCAGATTATGACGCACAAAAAGCTCGCGAGATGACTAAGGCTCACGCTACGTCAGTTGAAGGCATGCCAATACCTAAACAATACGATGATGGTTTCAAATGGGTAGAGCTTAAACATCCTACTGAATCAGAGAAAACAAAAGGCGCACTTAAATCAGAAGGGGAAATGATGGGACATTGCGTTGGCAGCTATTGTCCTCAAGTTGAAAGTGGCCACACAAAAATATATTCATTGCGCGGCCCTGATAACAAATCACATGTAACTATTGAAGCAACTAAAAAGAATCATCTTAATGATTGGTTAGACGCAAATAAAGAAGAGATTGAAAAAGATCCTTTATTAAAACAAATGTCTTACTACGATGCTGATGAAAAATATCCTGGTATGTATTCAGAGGAAGAAGTACAACAAGCATACATTGCAGAAATAACAAAAATGTTAAAAAGAAAAGGTGCTCCAGTACATGAAGCTCCAAACTCATGGATAGATATTGAGCAAGTTAAGGGTAAACAAAACAAACGCCCTGATGACAAATACCAAAAGTATGTAACTGACTTCATAAAAAATAATCCAACTGGACATGAGATTGCTGACATACATGAATTAAATAATACAAACCTTCATGATGTTCAATCTATGATAGCTGAAGGCGTGATGCCTAAAAAACTTCATATGCATCCTATTGTAGATAAAGCAGTTGGTATAGATCAACCTCATCTTGCAGCAAGAATGAATGATCCTAGATTTAGTAATGAAATTACAGATGAAAAATTTAACCTATTTAAAAACATTGGCAGAGACTTGGCAAACAAAGGCCAATACTATGTTGATGATGAAGACATATTAAATGCAATCAAAACAAAATATTTGCCAATTAAAAAAGCCAAAGGTGGGCCAATAGATTTAGAAAAAGAATACAGATTAGCAAATGTAATAGATTTTAACTCAAGGAGACGTTATGGCTGAGATGCCCATTGAACAGGAATATGACAGACATATTGCTGGTATAAAAACACAAGAGAATGCAGACGGAAGTGCCGAAGTTGAAATACCTGAACAAGAAGAAGGTATTGTAGAGAACGAAGACGGCTCAGCTACTGTACACCTTGAAGAATTTAAAGGTCCAGCTGAAGATGAAGATTTCTATTCTAACTTAGCTGAATCAGTCAACTTATACGACTTAGATAAGATTGGTAACCGTTATTTAGATTTAATTAAGAAGGATAAAGAAGCACGTGAAAAACGCGATAAACAATACGAAGAAGGTATTAGGCGAACTGGTTTGGGTGATGACGCTCCTGGTGGCGCGAATTTTATGGGAGCTTCTCGCGTGGTACACCCAGTTATGGCAGAAGCCTGCGTCGACTTCGCATCAAGTGCGATCAAAGAACTCTTTCCGCCTGATGGCCCAACGCGAATCCAAATCTTAGGTGACGCTGACGAGATCAAGACAGAAGTAGCAGAACGTAAACGTGATTACATGAACTGGCAATTAACGGAGCAGATTGAAGAGTTCCGTGACGAGCAAGAACAGTTACTCACACAGTTACCGTTAGGTGGCTCACAGTTTATGAAGTTATGGTATGACGAAAAGAAACGTCGTCCATGCGCAGAGTTCGTGCCTATTGATAACATTCTTTTACCATTCGCATCAGTTAACTTCTACACATCACAACGTGTAACTGAAGTACAACAAATTACTGAGTGGGAATTTAATCAACGTGTTGATCGTGGTTTATATCGCGATGTTAATCTTATTCGTGCTACATCAGAACCTGAAGAAACTAAATCAGAACAAGCTTCTAATAAAGTTGAAGGTCGTCAATGGCAAGATAATGAAGATGGTTTACGCACTGTATATCACATCTATACATACCTTGAACTTGATGATGACAAACGTACTAAAGGCGAATCAGCACCATACATTATGATGATTGATAGTCTTGAACACAAAATACTAGGTCTATATAGAAACTGGGAGGAAGGCGATGAAACGTTTAACAAGTTGGATTGGCTCATTGAATTCAAGTTTATTCCTTGGAGGGGTGCTTACGCAATTGGTCTCCCTCATCTTATTGGCGGCCTTAGTGCTGCTCTTACTGGCGCTCTCCGCGCTCTATTGGATACCGCTCATATTAATAACAGCGCTACTATGCTTAAACTCAAAGGCGCGAAGATTAGTGGTTCGTCACAACAGATCGAAGTAACACAAGTATCAGAAATTGAAGGCGCACCAGGTGTAGATGATGTACGTAAGATTGCTATGCCTATGCCATTTAATCCACCATCACAAGTATTGTTTGAATTACTTGGTTGGTTAGATACTGCTGCTAAAGGTGTGGTATCAACATCTGAAGAGAAGATTGCAGACATTAATGCAAACTCCCCAGTAGGTACAGCACAAGCTTTAATTGAGCAAGGCGCAAAAGTATTCTCAGCTATTCACGCACGATTACATGATTCACAAAGACGTGTATTGCAAGTGCTTGGCCGTATCAATCGTTGGTATCTAGATGACATGAAGAAAGGCGACGTTGTTGCTGACCTTCCTGTTTCACGTGATGACTTCAAACGTAACTCAGACATCGTTCCTGTTTCTGATCCGCACATATTTTCAGAAACACAACGTATGGCACAGAATCAAGCCGTATTGCAATTAATGACACAGTTCCCACAAGCGTTTGATCAAAATGCTGTGATTACACGTGTATTAAAACAAATGAAGGTGCCAGGTGTTAATGAGTTAATGCCAGCTAATGCACAACCAGCAGAGATGGATGCATCTAACGAAAATGCTGCAATGGCTTTAGGTAAATCAGCTTTTGCTTACCCTGATCAAGATCAACTATCGCATATTCAAGCTCACCTTGATTTTGCATTAGATCCTAATTTAGGTAGCAACAACTTGATTGCACCACAATTCATACCACAAGTATTAGAGCATGTAAAACAACATATGGTTCTTTGGTATACACAACAAATGCAAACATATGCTGGTGGCCATCAAAAAGTTAACTTGCAAAAATATGAAGATAGCAAGCTTAAAACACAAATTGATAAAGTGGTGGCGATTGCTGGTCAACATGTTAAGTTGGATTCACAACAAACATTTTCTGGCGTAGCACAAGCATTACAACAACTTGGTCAACTCATGCAGAAATTTGCTCCACAACCGCAAATGGATCCATCAGATCAAGCTGTATTACAAGCTTCTATGGCAGAAACAAATCGTCGCGCACAACGCGATCAAGCCGATGTTCAATTGGCTCAACAAAAACTTCAAGCTGATACTCAGTTAAATAGCAACAAGGTTCAAACGGATCAAGCAATTAAGAACCAAGCTTTACAAACTGATATTCAATTGAAGCAACAAGAGTTAGCACAAGCAAGTGACGCAGATGCAGCTCGCCTTAAAACGGATATTGCAATGAATTCACAAAACAATGCTACTGCTGAAAAGATCAAGGCTGCGCAATTAGCCCACGATCAACAGAAGATGCATACAGATTTGGCAACTCATATGCATGATTCTTTACATAAACACTTAGGAGATAGTAATGGCAATTATTAAAAACATTCTCGACAAGATTAAGAGTGATATACAGGACGCTGAGCTTGTAGAAGATACATCTGCACCTGAAGTTACTTCTGCTCCTGTTGCAGAAACAAACACAGTAGCAACACCTGTTGATACTAAACCACATATGGAAGCAATCGTAACACCAAACCATATTCATCCAATACCTAGCAACGTGATCTATCCAAAAGATCCTATCGTTACTGGCGAATGGGTGATTACTGCGGTACCAGCATCATCAACAACTGAAGAGGAATAACATGGATAAATTAGATAAAGAACAAATGAACGACACCGTTAGTATGCAAAAGCGCTTGAAAATGGGTGCTTGGTTAGACGGTGAAAGTCTTACAGAATCTGGAAGTGCAACTATGACTGAAGCTAATTCAGATCATGGCAACTTCGAGAAGTCATCTATAGCACACGATAATAAATGAGGTACTCATCCGACTATATTGGCGCTGTAAAAGCGCGTCAAGCCGAGATTGCTTACGCATTAGCTAGTGGCAACGCTACTAATTTTGAAAGCTATCAACGTTTGGTCGGAGAGTATGCAGGCTTATCTGCTGCATTAGATATTTTTAATAACTTACTCAAAGAAGAGGAAACAAAAGAACTATGAGTGAAACATCAGTAGCTGTTGATTCAGCTGATTTACTGGAAGCTTTTCCAGTTGTAGATCCTGGTGCTATACCATTAGGCGCAAGAATATTAGTACAAATGCGTTTACCAAAGAAAAAGATGACGGCTTCAGGAATCATCTTAGCTGAGGAAACTAGGGATACAGAAAAAGCACAGAATCCAATTGGCAAAGTAATAGCGATTGGACCATTAGCGTTTAAAAAGCGCGACACAATGGAATCATGGCCAGAAGGTTCATGGTGTTCTGTAGGGGACTTTGTTCGCGTACCACGCTGGACAGGTGATCGTTGGGAAATAAAAATTGACGCAGATACAACTGTTGAATTTATGCTCATGAACGACCACGAAGTCATTGCTAAATTAACCAGTAGTCCATTAGAAATGAAGGCATTTGTATGATAGACGACAATAAAGAAAATGAAGAATTAGATATTAAGGAAGATGCAGATGGCAGCGCTATTGTTGCAGTTCCTAAGGATCTAGAAACAGAAACTACAGAGGTTCAAGCATCACCAGAAGACTCAGATGAAGCCGATGAAGCAGCAAGACAGGCCGAATTAGCTGACGGTGGTTCTATTGATCCTGACGCAGAAGCAATTCGTGAAGCAAAAAGAGCTAAAAGACGTGCTAGAAAAGAGTATCACAAGCAAGTTTCAGCTGAAAAAGATCACAAATTGTCATATTTAGAGCGTCAAAATCAAGAATTGCTAGAAAGATTAGCTGTTGTTGAGAGAAAAGCGCAAGGATCGGAGATAGCTACTTTAAATAAACAAAAAGAAGAGCTAGAAACTAAGATTTTGTTCGCAAAACAAAAGATTGAAGAAGCTACAGCTGCTGGCGATGGCAGAATGCTCACTTCAGCCCAAGAAATGTGGTTTGATGCTCGTAAAAATCACGAAGCATTAGAGAATTTGATCAAACAATCTGTTCAACCTCAACCACAACGAACAATTCAAGCTCCTGATCCAGCAGTACAAAGACATGCATCAGAATTTATGATGGATAATCCTTGGTACGATCCTCAAGGTAGGGATACAGACTCTAGAATCACGTTACAGATTGATAGAGACCTATCCGCAGAGGGCTGGAACCCAAAAACACAAGAATATTGGGAAGAACTCGATAATCGCTTGCAAAAATACTTACCTCACCGTTATAATGAGGGAGAAAGAAATGACGTGGCACCATCTAGAAAACCTAGAAACGTTGTTACTAGCTCAGGTAGAGAAAGTTTGGCAAGTAGTGGCGGTGGCAAAAACACCTTCACACTTTCCCCAGATCAAGTCAAGGCAATGAAAGACGCTGGTATGTGGGATGATCCAGACAAAAAAGCGAAGATGATTCGTCGTTATATAACCGAAGCTAATAACAAAAGAATATAGGAGAAACTAAAATGGATTCACGTTTAAAAAAATCATTATCAGCTGGTGGACGCGAAAATCGCGCGAGTCACGACACCGTTCGTGAGGCACCTGAAGATAAGTTCGTATCAGCCGAAGAACGTCGCAAGATGTGGAAGGATGAGTGGACACAAAGCGCACTGCCAAACGTACCTGAAATGAAGGGTTGGCACCTTTGCTGGTTGTCAACTACTAACAGCTACGACAGCATAGACAAACGCATTCGACTCGGCTACACACCTGTAAAATCAGAAGAAATACCTGGGTTCGAGAACTGGCGAGTCAAAGCTGGCGAACACACTGGCTATATCGCATGTAATGAAATGCTTTTATTTAAGATCCCTAATGACACTTATCAAGACATTATGGCTCACTTTCATCACGATATGCCGCTTGAAGAATCTAACAAGATTAAAGTTCAAGCAGAGAGTGTGCTAGAAGCTAACCGTGATTCAAACGGTAAGACTCTAGGCAAAATTGAGGGTGATGGTTTGGCTAACATTGATAAACCAATGCCTGCTCCCATTTTTGAGGGGTAAGGTACTTTATAATTTTTTATAGGAGTTAGCTATGTCAGCATCATTAGCTGCTTTCGGTTTACGCCCTGCGTTTCATCCTTCAGGATTAGATCGCGCACAGGCGTTAGCTGGCGGCATCACATCAGGCTACAGCTCAAATATTCTTAAAGGTCAAGCCGTTAAGTATATTGCAGGCTCTGGCGTAATTCAGCCTGTTACAAGTACAGAAGCTTTCTCTGGCGCTTTCGCTGGAGTTGAGTGGACAGACACAACAGGTCGCAGACGAGTAAGTAATTACTGGCCTGCAAACACAGCATACACAACTGGATCTTGTGTTGCATATTTTTACAACGATCCAAACATTGTTTATGAAATTCAATCAGACGGCTCCATCAGCCAATCAGCTGTTGGTGAGTGCGCAAACCTCTCTAACTTAGCAGCAGGTTCAAGCACAACTGGTCTTTCACAATCAACTGTTTCTGCAACAATTCAAGCAACTGGCGTTCAAGGCCAAGTGCGTATTGTTGACTTGGCACCTATCCCAGGCAATGCTTGGGGGGATTCTTACACAATCGTTAGAGTTACGGTAGCGAATACACAATTCGTTTATCCTAACCCTGGCATTTAATTAGGAGGTATAAAACATGGCAGCTCCAATGCGTAGTACGGACTTCCGAAGTATCGTTGAACCAATCCTTAATGAATGCTTCGATGGCGTATATGATCAACGTACCGATGAATGGTCACGCGTTTTCCGTGAACAAGACGGTATTCCAAGAAACTATCACGAAGAACCAGTTCTTTACGGTTTCGGCACAGCACCACAGTTACCTGATGGCACACCAGTGTCTTATCAACAAGGTGGTGTTCTCTTCTTACAACGTTATGTTTACCAAGTTTACGGACTTGCGTTTGCATTAACGAAAGTTCTTGTAGAAGATGGTGACCATATCCGTATCGGACAAGTTTATGCAAGACACTTAGCACAATCTTTAATTGAAACTAAAGAAACACTTTGCGCTAACATTCTTAACAATGCATTTAACTCTTCATACACAGGTGGCGACGGCGTTCAATTGAACTCTACAGCTCACCCAATCGTTAACGGCACTGTAAGTAACTTACTTTCAACTGCTGCTAACCTTTCACAAACATCACTTGAACAAATGTTAATTCAAATCCGTCAAGCTGTTGACAACAACGGTAAGAAGATTCGTTTAGTACCAAGACAACTTGTTGTTGCTCCTGGTAACATTTTCCAAGCTGAAGTATTGTTAAAATCTGTTTTAAGAACAGGTACTGCTAACAACGACGTAAACCCAATTAAATCAATTGGTTTATTAGATGAAGGCGCTGCTGTTCTTTCACGTTTAACATCTTCAACAGCATGGTGGGTTCAAACAGATGCTCCAGAAGGTATGAAGCTCTTAATGCGTCGTAAGTTAGAAAAAACTATGGAAGGTGACTTTGAAACAGATTCAATGCGTTACAAAGCTACTGAGCGTTATATTCCAGGTTGGACTGACTGGCGTGCAATGTTTGGTACTCCAGGCGTTTAAGTAACACAATCAGAGTGGGGAGGAAACTCCCCTCTCATTTTTATTAACATTATGTCAAGCTTTTCAAGGAGAAGACACAATGCCACAATTTAGTGACGATCTGTTTTTAGGTTCAGCAAAAACCTTTATGGGCATCGCTAAACAGGATTCAACTTCTGTTTTCACAGGCTCAATTGCAACAACAACATTAACTGTTACAGCTATGTTATCTGGCGATCCATTGGTCGTTGGTCAATATATTACTGGTGCTAACGTTTCAGCAGGTACTTACATTACTGCATTCGTTTCAGGCACAGGTGGTACTGGTACATACACTGTTAACACTTCACAAACTGCTGCTAGCGCAACTGTTTACGCTAACGGTAATGCTTTATTAGGTGATCCAGCTCCAATGGACTTAGGTATTGGCCCATTAGGTCGTATCTATATATGGGACACAATCCCTGTTACTAAAGCTAATAACAACGTATCAGCTGCTGCTACATATTCAGCTGCAGGTTCTGCAACACTTGCTGCAGGTACAGGCACTTCATCTGTAACACGTACAGACGGCACAACAGTAATTCAATTAGACGTACCACGTGGTCTTTCAATCACAATTGGTACAGGTACAATTACAAACCGTAACGTAACTATTTCAGGTTATGACTATTATGGCCAAGCAATGACTGAAATCATCGCAACAGGCACTACACAATCTACAACTATCAACGGTAAAAAAGCTTTCTACCAAGTTTCTGGTGCAACAGTATCAGGCGCAGTAGGCGGTACAGTTGCTATTGGTACATCAGACGTTTTAGGTTGCCCTGTTCGTTTCATTGACAGAGGTTATCTTGATAGCGTGGGTTGGAATAACGTTCTTGCTGAAGATGTTGCTACTACAGTAGTTGCTGATTTAACAAACCCAGCTACATCATCAACTGGTGACGTACGCGGCACAATCACTCCATCAAGCTCACCTGATGGCACTAAACGTTTAGTTGTTGGTATTTACTTACCAGCTATCGCTGTAGGCCCAAATGCAACACGACTTGGCGCTCTTGGCGTAGACCAAGCTTAAGGAGAAATATAAATGGCTCAATTTAAACCAATGATTAAAATGGAAACTACTGAACCTTCAGTAGAACTCAAGCTTAAAAAAGGTGGTCATGCTAAACATCACATGAAAAAAGGTGGTAAAGCTGAACACGGTCACAAACATATGAAACACATGATGGACGGTGGCGTTCTTGGCGCTTTAGCTGGACAACCAGCTTTAGTTAAAGCACGCAGACCTGCACTTGCAGCTATTGCTAGACCAGCTGCTCCTTCAATGGCTGCTCGTCGCGCTGCGATGATGGCTAAAAAAGGTGGCGCTGCTAAGCATAAAGCTAAAGGCGGTAAAATCGAGCATCTAGAAGAAGAACTTAAACACCATGAACACATGAAAGCTGGTAAAGCTCATCATGGCCTTAAAAAAGGTGGTAAGGCTTGCTACGCAGTTGGTGGCACAGTATCTGATTCAGTAGCTAGAAAATATGCAGAAACATTAATGCATACAGATGAGCATATGGATACAGTTAAAGGCCCTACTGGCGGTGTTAAAGAAGGTAATGGTGGTGGCTACAAAAAAGGCGGCAAAGTACATCATAAGGCAACTGGTGGTGTTATGGAGTCTAATGCTGGTGGCTACAAAAAAGGCGGTAAGGTAAAACATCACGCTAAAGGTGGTTCTGCTTCAGGCGAAGAGATTGATCGTTTTGAAGCAAGAAGTGCTATTGAGCATGATGAAGGTCCGTATGAAGAAACTGAAATGCATACTGCCAAAAAAGATAAAGCTCATGGAACTGGCGATGTAAAAGAAGGTAACGCTGGTGGTTACAAACATGGCGGTAAGGCTCACCACATGAAAAAAGGTGGTGCATCAAAAAAAGCCTACGCCACGGGGGGAAGTGTTAATAACGCTGGTCGCGCCGTGGCATTAGTACCAAGAGGTGTTGGAGCTAAAAAAGCACCTCCTGTTGCAATAACAGCGCTATCTGGAACCTATAAAAAAGGTGGCAAGGTAGCTTCTGGTAACCGTAAGTTAGAATCAGTTTATGATAGCGAAAATGCTCCAGATGTTCGTGAATCTAAAGCTGATACGCGTTTGAAATATGACCAAGATACATATCAAGGTCAAAACATTCCAAAGGCACCAACTTACAAAAAACGTGGCGGTAAATGCTAACAACAAATTGGTAGGGGGAGAAATTCCCCCTCCATTTTTTTAAGGATTAAATATGAGTAACGCAATAGTTTCATCAATTACAAGACAGGGTGCTTACGAGCCATTTGACTTACAAGTTGCTCGCAATCAAATTCTTGGCCATACTACTGTAAGTATTTTTGGTTATCAACCATCATTAACTACTACTTCAATTCCAATTTGGGAAAATGCTTCTACATATACATATATTACATCGGCATCAACATTATCATTAGTAAGTACATCTGCATCAGATGATACATCTGCAAAAATTTTAATTAGCGGTTTAGATTCAAACTTTAACCCTATTTCTGAAACATTAGCAATGAATGGTACTGGTGCTGTAACTACAGTTAATAGTTATTTTAGAGTTAATAGTTTATTAATGACTTCACCTGGAACTGGACAAAATACTAATGTAGGCACTATTACATTAAAACAATCATCAAACGTAGTTGCGCAAATTAACGTAGGGATTGGTAAATCACAAAGCACTATTTTTACAGTGCCAGCAGGTTATACATTTTATTTAGATTTGGCAGAAGTAAATACATCAAATAGCTATACAGGTTCAACAATCGTTACATATAAAGTTCAAGCAATTAATAATGTAACTGGCGTTAAATTAACTGTATTACAACAGCCATTTGTATCTATTTATACAGCAACTAGATCTCAAGATCCATTTGCTTATTCTGAAAAAACAGATATTCAATGGCAATTAGTAACTAATACTGGAACGATTGCAGCTGGTGTAATTGTGACTGGTAAGCTAATTCAAAATAACAATACAACAACTGGTTCAGGTAGTTAATTATGCCAAGCGTAAGCAAAAAACAACATAACTTAATGGAAGCTGTGGCTCATAGTTCTTCTTTTGCTAAAAAAGTAGGTATACCACAACATGTTGGAAAAGATTTTGCTGAAGCAGACAAAGGTAAAAAGTTTGCTAAAGGTGGTTTATATGCAAATATTCATGCTAAACAAGAGCGTATAGCTCATGGTAGTCACGAACATATGCGTAAGCCTGGATCAAAAGGCGCACCAACTGCTGAAGCATTTAAAAAGTCAGCATTAACTGCAAAACCAATGAAAGAAGGTGGCCCATCTCTAGCGGTAGGACGCGGTGAGAAGTTACCTACAAAACAAGGCGCAGGGCTAACAGCAAAAGGCCGTGCTAAATATAATCGAGAAACAGGTAGTCACTTAAAGGCACCACAACCTCAAGGAGGTTCACGTAAGAATAGCTTTTGTGCGCGTATGTCAGGTGTTGTAAAACACTCATCAGGCGACGCTCCTAGAGCAAAAGCTTCCTTAAGACGTTGGAAATGCCCAGGGTGGTAAAAGGACAATATGGCTTACTCTGGTACCGTTGGAACAACTGTAATAAGTGTTCAACAATTAATAGATCATGGAGCAAGACGATGCGGTAAACTTGCTGAAGAACTTACTTCAGAGCAAGTATTATCTGCAAAAGAATCTCTTTACTTTTTTTTATCAAGTCTTATTAACATTGGCATTCAATATTGGGCCATTAATAAGACCGTAATAGGCTGTATAGCTGATAATTATATCTATCCCTTACCTTTGGGTTCAGTTGATGTTTTAAATGCGTTATATCGCACTATAAACCGTCCTAGCGGTGGTTATACATCGTCTACTAGCTCATCTTTTGGAAACCTTGCTAACGTTTATGATGGAAATACATCAACTTATTACGTTCAAGCCAATCCAAACGGCAATATTCAAGTTAACTATGGCACTAATAACAATGTCTATATTGCTTCCATAGGTATTATGCCTTACGTTGCTGGCGGTGGTAGCGCATCATGGACTTATGTATTTGAATACTCTATAGATGGAACTAACTGGCTTACATTAAATGGCCCAACAACAGCCACAGTAACAGATGGCCAATGGATTTGGACAGATATTAATCCTGGTCAAAACGTTCAATACTACAGAATTAGTGCTGAAAATGGCACAACGTTATCTTTAAGAGAACTATTCTTTGGTAACAATACATTAGAAGTTATGATGTCACGATTAAATCGCGATGACTATACAAACTTACCTAATAAAAACTTTGCAGCAAATCAGCCGTATCAATTTTGGGTAGACAGAAATGTTCCTCAACCTAATATTTATATTTGGCCTACACCGTCTAATTCTTTTGTTCAAGTTACTTGCTGGTATTCACGTCAAATTATGGACGTAGGTGCATTAAATGGCCAGTTAGAAATTCCACAACGTTGGTATGAAGCAGTTGTCAATAACTTGGCACATAAAATGTCTATGGAACTTCCACAAGTTGACATTAACCGAATACAATACTTAGAAACTCAAGCTGCTAAATCATTAAACGAAGCAGAACAAGAAGAAAGAGATAAATCACCAATTTATTGGGCGCCAAATATTAGCGTTTACACAAGATAATGCCAATATTTATAGATACACTAGGCTATTCAACGATTGCGATAGCTGTATGCGATAGATGCAAGATGAAAAGACCACTTGCAACATTATCATCTGATCCTAACTTTCCAGGCTTAAGAGTCTGCGATCAAGGATGTAAAGATCAGTATGATCCATATCGTTTAGCAGCAAGAAAAACTGAAAGAATTAACCTAAGATTTCCGCGTGTAGATACAAATATTGCTGTAGTACCTGACGCAATAATTACTGGCGGAATTACAAGTGTATTTGAGCTTTCACCAGAGCAAAATACACAAACACCTGAAAACAACGGAAACTTGGATACTTTGGCACCATCACCAAACCCAAGTCCAGATAATACGAACTAAGGACTATTAATGGCTAATGTACAGATAACCCAATTACCACAGGCTGGAGCAATTACAGGAACTGAAGCCGTACCTATAGTGCAGAATGGCGTAACAGTTCAAACAACAACTGGCAACATAGCAGGATCACCTACACAAACTGCTTCATTCTTAGAAGTTAGTTTATCAGGCACTACACCTAATGCACGTTATCTAGCTCCAAACGGAACATTAACAGCTATAGACGGTGGCTCTGGATCATCTTATTCATTAGGTATTGCATCAAACGTAGCGTTACCTGGTACTGCTGGTGCAGTTCTTCCAACAGGAACTACAGCTCAACGTGGCGGTACAAACGGACAAATTCGTTATAACTCAGATGTAGGTATATTTGAAGGCCAAGCAAACGGCGGATGGATTACATTAGGTAACCCAAATGCATCTTCTATTAATATTACAGCAAGCACTGGTATCACATTAACACCAAATCCAATTACACAATCTGGAACGGTTGCTATTTCAAATACTGGAGTTACACCTGGATCATATGGATCAGGTACAGCTATTCCAACATTTACTGTTAACGCACAAGGTCAACTCACAGCAGCTGGATCAGTTTCTGTAAGCTTCTTAAACTACTTAGGTACATGGAACGCTTCAACTAATACACCAACGCTTACATCAGGCACAGGCGTTAAAAACTCATACTATGTAGTATCAGTTGCTGGTACGACAACACTTGATGGCATTTCATTATGGTCAGTAGGTGATTGGGCCATCTTTAATGGCACTGTATGGGAAAAAGTAAACGGTTCATCATCCGAAGCATTCAATACAATTACTTTAGTAGGTGCTATATCAGCATCATCTAACATAGGTGCATTATCTTACGGAACTTTAAGTTATTCAGATACAAACATATTTGCATCTTTTGCTAACAGTGTTAATGCATACAATCAAATCGTATTACAAAACAAGAGTAACGGCGCATCAGCTTCTACAAACTTTAATATTTCTAACGATCAAGCATCAGCAACTACTAACTATGGTGAGTTTGGTATTAACTCATCAGGATTTAGTGGAACAGGCGCATTTAACACAGCAGGTAGCGTATATCTAGCTGCAGCTTCTACAGATTTAGCAATAGGTACTTATGGCTCTAACGCTATCCACTTTGTTGTAAATAGTGGTGCTACAGACGCTATGACCATTAATACTTCTAATGCAGTAGCATTTAATGGATTATACGGAACATCTGGACAAGTATTAACATCAGGCGGATCAACAGGAACACCTACATGGGTATCTCAAAGCTCTCTTGGCGTAACAATTACAGTTGGCACTACACCTGTAGCAAGCGGAACTTCTGGTTACATACTTTATAATAATGCAGGAGTATTAGGTAACTTATCAACAACAGGAACTGCTGGATCCGTAGTTTTATCTAACTCTCCAACAATTGCTACACCTACATTCTCAACATCTGCTACAACACCATTGCTTCTTGGTGGAACAACTGCTACATCATCATTAACATTACAATCAACATCTGGCACTGGTACAACAGATTCAATTCTATTTAAAGTTGGCACGAATGGATCATTAACACCATTATCAATCAATGATGCTTCTGGTTCACCTAACTTAACTATAGCATCAAGCACAAAAATAATTGGTGACTTTAGCAACACTACATTAACAAGCAGAACTGTATTTACATCATCAGCTACTAATAGTAATCCTGGTATTTATGTTATTCCAAACGGAACTGCAACAGCTGCTTCATGGCAGGCCGCTAATAATTCAACAATAACCAATGCATCTAAGATTCTTATTGCTACTAATGGAACTACCGATGTTCAATTAGTTTCAGGTGTTAATGGAACTGGTAGCTACTTACCATTATCTTTCTATAATGGCGGCTCACAACTCATGCAGTTGGGTACTTCAGCAACATCAACTAACTTTGCAATTGGTTTAAGCACATCACCATCAACATCTATTAACTTACTTGTAGGTGGATCAGGATCTATTACAGGTGCTACAACGGCATGGGCAAGCTTATTTAATGGAACTATTGCATCAACCGTAACTGCTTTTGCAGGAGCCGTAGAATCACAAGTTTCTGCATCAGCTGCATCATTTACATTATCACAATTAGCTCATTTCTATGCTAACCCTAACGCAGGTGGTTCTGGATCAACAGTTACTTCACAATACGGATTCTTTGCTGAATCAACCATTGGTACACAAGGTGGCGCAACAGTAACCAATGCTTATGGCTTCTATAGCAATATAGCTTCAGGAACTAATAAATACGGATTCTATAATGCTGGTAATGCGGCCAATAACTTAGGCACTGGATCTACATCTATTGGAACATTAACATTATCAAATGCTTTAGGTGTAACTTATGGTGGCACTGGAACTTCAACTGCTCCTACTGTAGGTGCTATTCCTTATGGCGCAAGCACAACGGCCTTAGCTTATTTAGCAGGTAATACAACCACAACACCACAGTTCTTAACATCAACTGGCACAGGTTCTGCTGCACAAGCACCAACATTAACAAGCTCTACTGGATCAGGTAACGTAGTATTAGCAACGTCACCAACAATTACTGGTACACCTTCTATCGGTACAGCAGGTAGCACTACAACATTATTAGGTAATATTTCAGCAACTACTGCATCACAAACTGTAACTATTACACCATCTGGTTTAGTAACAATATCACCTACTGGTGGTTTAACAATTTCACCTACAACAGTTGCTGGTACTATTAACAATACTTCAATTGGTGTTACAACGGCAGCAGCTGGTAACTTTACAACAATAGGTGCTTCATCTACTGGCACTGGTGCATTTACTACATTAACAGCTTCTACATCAGTATCAACGCCAGCTATGGCTTCTGGTAGCGTATTGCAAATATCAGCTGGTAAAACAGCAGTTACTTCCCTTACATTATCAGGTACAGCTCAATCATTTGGTACATCACTTGCTGGTCAAACATTAACCACTGGCCAAGTTTATCGTGTAAGAGCATTTGGTACATTAGCAGCTATTTCTTCAGCTAACACACGTCAAGTTCAAATAACATGCTACTGGGGAGCTACAGCATTAACTTCAATTACTTCTGGTAGCGTTTTAGCTTCAACAGCACAAACAACTAACTGGAACGTTGAATTTATTTTAACTGCTTCATCTTCAACTGCTATTTGGACAACTGGTCAATTATATGCAACATTCCAAACATCTGGCACAACTAACGCATTAGTGCCTTATGCTGCAACACCTGCATCTACAACAGGTTTAACATCTGCATCAACATTGATCATACAAGCTATATCTTCAGGTACAGCAACATCTGATGTACTTAACGTTCAATCAGTAACTATAGAAAGACTCGTATAACATGGCACAAACTGGATATACACCAATACTACTTTATTACAGCACATCAGCTGGAGTAACTCCTTCCGCTTCTAACTTGGCTAATGGTGAGTTAGCTCTTAATGTTACTGACGGAAAACTTTTCTTTAATCAAGGCGGAACAGTACAAACATTAGCAAGTACTGCAACTACCGATCCAACTAATGTAAATATTACTGGCGGTAAAATTAATGGCACAAGCATTGGCTATACAACACAATCTGGTGGCGTATTTAATGCGCTTGTAGATACTGCATTAACGCAAAACCAAGTTCTTTATACTGGTTATGCTGGCCTATTATCTGGAAGCTCTGCATTTACATTTAATCCAACAACCAATATAACAACGCATACTGGATCTATTTCTGTAGGCGCTGACTCTCAATTTACATCCACTGGATCATTACAAATTCCAACTGGAACAACATCACAACGTCCAAGCCCAATATCTAATGCTGGTTTAATACGTTTTAATACTACTTTATTTACGTTTGAAGGTTTTGCATCAACCGCAACAAACGCAATTACAGCATCTATCAGTAACGGTTCAGGCCAAGCTGGTACAACACTTAACGTATCTTCAGTTACATCATCAACACTTGCCGTAGGCCAATACATTACAGGCACAGTAGGCGGTACTTCATTTACTGGCGCTATTTCAGGAACAACACTAACTGTAAGCGCAGTGGCTTCTGGATCATTGGCAGTAGGAACAATCGTGTCTGGATCATCTACTGCATCAGTTGCAGGTTATATTAGTAATGGCACATCAGGAACGGCTGGAACTGTATTAACAGTAACATCAGTTACTTCAGGTGCTTTAGCTGTAGGAACTTATATTACAGGCACAGGCGTAAGCGTAGGCACACAAATTACTGCATTAGGAACTGGTACAGGCGGCACAGGAACATACACTGTAAACGTATCTCAAGTAGTAGGCACATCAGGCACTCCTGTAACATTTACTGGAACATCTATTGTTGCCACTAATACAACAATTACAGCGCTTGGAACAGGAACTGGCCAAACAGGTACATATACTGTAAATACATCACAATATATTCCATCAACATCAAGTTTATCTGGATCTATACAAATAGCATCTGGAACGCAAATTACAGCGCTAGGCACAGGTACAGGTGGCACAGGTACTTATACAGTTAATAACTCACAATTAGTTCCAAACGGTTCATTAACATCAGTGACTGGTATTTGGGGATCAATTGGTGGTGGTGCTACAGGCTCAGGCGGTGATACTGTGTTCTACATTAACAGTAATACGATTACAACATCGTATACATTGCCAACTGGTAAAAATGCAATGTCTACTGGCCCAATTACATTGAACGCTTCACAAACAGTTACAATACCTTCTGGTCAACGTTACGTAGTTCTATAGGATAAAACATGGCAGCGATTATTAATGCAAACTCAACTGGACTTATATATACACCTGATAACTCTGGAACATTACAGTTACAAACAGGCGGTACAACAGCATTAACTATTAACTCATCACAGTTAGTAACCTTTGCTAATCCTCCAGCAATTACAGGCGCTGTTACTTTAGGTACATCACTTACAACTCCAATATTAACATCTACTGGATCGCTTACATTACAGTCTGGAAGCACTAACGCATTAGTATTAGATACATCACAAAACTTACAGTTTAATAGTGGCTTTGGCTCTGTTGCTACAGCTTACGGTTGCCGCGCATGGTGTAATCTTACATGGAACGGAACTACATTAACAATTCGTGGTAGTGGTGGCGTATCTTCTGTATCACGTATATCTACTGGCGTATATCAAATTAACTTTTCAACAACTATGCCAGATGCTAACTATTGCGTAGTTGGAACATCTGCTCAATATAACGCATCAGCTGCTATACCCGCTAATGTTTTATGTGAATATTTATCGGCATCTAATACATTTGCTTATAAAACAACAACAGGTGTTCAAGTATATAACGGTGATAATAATACTGATGCAGCCGAAGACTCATTTTCATGTAATGTAGCTATATTTAGGTAAACATCATGGCATCCATAATTAACGCCAGTAAAAATAGCGGAATTGTAAGTAGCTCTGATGGAACAAATGCTTTACAGTTGCAAACATATAATGTCCCAGCAATTTCTGTTAACTCATCACAAGTGGCCACAATTAGCGGACCAGTATCAAGTACAACATTAGGCACTGGAATTACAAGTTTTCAAACGCCATTGGTTACAACATCTGGAACATTAACATTACAGTCAAACTCAACTGCTGGATTAACATTAGATACATTTCAAACTTTAAGGTTTAATAGCGGTTTTGGATCTAACGCTATTGCTTTTGGATGTCGTGCTTGGGTAAATTTTGGATATAACGGAACTAATATTGTTGTTAGAGGAAGTGGAAATATAGCTTCTGTAACAAGGATTTCTGGACAAGCAACAGGAGTATTTCAAATAGCTTTTATTAATCCAATGCCAGATGCTTTATATTCAATTGTGGGAAGCGCTTGTGTCTATAGTGCTGGTTTTGGAGTTTCTTCAGCTCTCATTGTTAGTGAATGGCAACCTGGATCTCAAGAAGTTATAAGAACAAACACATTTATTCAAATAGCCACAATTGATAATTCTAGCGACACTTTATTTGATCCATGGTCATGTAACATTGCAATTTTTAGATAAGGAAAAAATATGAGTAATTTTGTTTTAAATGGAGATTCAAGCGGTAGCTTAACATTACAAGCTCCATCGGTAGCAGGTTCTACTGTTGCTACATTTCAAGCAGTCACAGGTAACGTTCAAGTTGACGGTGGCCCAGTAAGTGATAATCAAGGTAACGTACGTTCAACACCAATTAACTCACAAACAACTGCTTACACATTAGTTGCTACTGATAACGGTAAAACAATATCAATCACTACTGGCGGCGTAACAGTTCCAGCAGCAATATTTAGCGCTGGTAACATTATTAGCATTTATAACAACTCAGCATCAGCGCAAACTATTACGCAAGGTACAAGTGCTACCATGACATTAGCTGGTACTGTAACAACTGGTAACAGAACATTGGCTGCTAACGGTATTGCAACAGTATTATGCGTAGCATCTAACACGTTTGTTATCTCTGGAGCAGGTCTAAGCTAATGAGCTTGTTGTCTACAACATTAAGTAGTGCATCATCGACGTCAACAGTAAATACGTTTTCACTTGTTACGTCTGTTCAAACTACTGGTAATTCAATTACATTTCCAACAGGAACTCAAGCTGGTGATATAGCTTTTATATTTAACTTAGGCTCAGGCACTTCATCAACCAACGTTACACCAACAGGTTGGACAAGCATTGTTTCTAACACTGGTGGAACTACAACAAACAGAAGAACCCAAAATATTTCTTATAAAATATTAAACGGAACTGAATCTGGAACAATTACTTGTAATGCAGGAGTCTCAGGTAGCAGCTCAATATATCTTATAGTTTTTAGAGGAATAAGCCCTTTAGCTTCTATTACAGTAGGAAGCTTAAATACTGCCTGCCAAACCACAACGCCAACCAATCAAACTTTAGCTTTAAATTCTGGAACAGTTCCAATTCTTGCATTTGCTTATTTTGCAAGTAGTGTAACTATGTCAGCCCATAGCGTATCTCCAACAACATTTACTGACGTTTCTGTTAGTTCTGGAGGTTATCCAGTTTATGTTGACTATGCAATATTAAATTCTGGAACGCTTGTAAGTAATACAGTATCAATAACTGCTACTGGCACTCAAGCCATGTCTTCATTTTACATTCAGCCAACATTTGCATCTCTTGTAACTACTAACTTAAAACTTAGCTACGATCCACAATACCAACAAAACAATAACACAACTATTCAGGATTTATCAGGTAACGGCAATACTGGCGTATTACAAAGCAGTCCTGCATATATATCGCCAACAGGAAATCCGCAGCGTAATTATTGGCAATGTTCAGGCGGTGGACAATATATATCCACAACCACATCACAGACATCACCTAATGCATTTACGATATCTGCATGGTTTAACAGTAATGTTACTGGCGGTGTTGGAAATATTATAGGGTTTACAACATCTCAAACAGGTATTGGTGACACTATCTACGACAGAAGCTTGCAGCTAACATCAACTGGAGCTGTTAACTTTTATATGTTTAGCCCAACTGCAACACCTGCAAATAGCAACGTTACAAGCTCATTTAATCAATATAATGATGGTGCATGGCATCAAGCTACTGCTACATATGATGGCACTACAATGACTTTATATGTTGACGGAGTATCTACAGGAACACCTGTAACTATAACTGCGCCCACTAACACTCAAACTTATACTGGCTATTGGAAAATAGCAGCTGGAGTTAGCAGTGGATCAACTGCTGGCTACATGAATACAGCCATAGGCCCAGTGCAAGTTTATAGCGTTGCCTTATCCGCATCTCAAGTATTAAACAATTACAACGCTCAAGCATTTAGATACAAAGTTGCATTCAGCGCTTCTGGTGCAAGTACTTCATCATTTACAACTGTTTCTGGAGTATCTAGCGCTGCTGGATCTGGTCAACCTGCTGGACCTAACCAATTTAATGCTGCCACAAACCAATATGCTGTAAGTCCAATAAGTACAGCAAGTGGAAGCTTATTAAATACAACTATTCAATTCTGGGTTTTTTCTCAATTTTTATCAAACAATGCAAACACAAGTGGAACTGTAACTGTGTTTTTAGGTGTTAACTCAAGCTATCAGGGTTTAGCTATAAGAATGCAAACAAGCAATCCACCTTATTTTGTATATTCTTATACCGCAACTAACAATGCATCAGGTTATATTTCATGGGGATTTTTATCAAATAACTTTCCAACAAATACTTGGGTGCTTGTAAAAATACAAATAAACTCACAAGGCTATGCATCAGTTTATATAAATAACATTCTTCAAGGAAATAATATATATATAGCAAATGCTATTCAAGGTAATTATGTTGGAATTTCAGGTGACTACCAAACTGGTGGAGCATTTCAAAACTTTACAGTAACTAACGGAATTATATAAAGGAATTATTATGGCTTTAACATTGGACGGATCTTTAGGCGTAAATGCACCAGGACTTGCATCCTCAGGTGTAACTACTTTAGGAGAAACAACAACAGTCAATACTGGCGGAGCAAGTGGAACAATAAACTTGTATGTTAATACTCAATCAGTTTTATATTACACAGGTAACGCATCAGCTAACTGGACGCTTAATATTGCAGCAAGTAATTCATCAACACTTAATAGCTTAATGGCTGTTGGTGAAACTAGAACTGTAACTTTAATGGTTACAAACGGATCTACTGCGTATTACCAAACAACATTTCAAATTGATGGAACAGGTGTAACTCCAAAATGGTTAAACGGATTAGCTCCTAGCTCTGGTGACGCATCATCAATTGATGTGTATACATTTGCTATTACTAAAATAGCAAGTGCTACTTACACAGTACTTGCTACACAAACTAAGTTTGCATAATGTCAACAACCATAACATCTGGATCAGGTTCGTTAAAGGCTGAAGGCTTTGGTGCCTTTAGGTCTAAAACTACATTAATCACAACATCTGGAACTTTTATTGTTCCAAAGGGAGCCAGACAACTATCTATTCAAGTTATAGGTGGGGGTGGTGGAGGTGGTGGTAGTGGCAATCCTGCTGGAGGTAATGGATCATCTGGCACAGCATCAACATTAGTGGTGTCTGGTGTTACATTAACAGCAGGTGGAGGTTCTGGAGGTATAGGTTCAAGCACTACGCTTTCATACGGAGGAACTGCATCTGGTGGAATTTTAAATGTATCTGGTGGCTATGGACCAGGAGGTTACGCTTATGGGTGTTCTACTGGACCAGGTTATCCAAATATAAATGGGTTTACTGGAAATTTATGTCAAATATATGGCTTTGGTGGAGGTAATCCTGGAACTACAACGAATTGTGGCGTAACCACAGGAGCTGTAGGCGGAACAGGCGCTTATGTATCTTGGCAAGGAGCTGCTCCATCAGCTGGAACAAGCATATCAGTTACTGTAGGCATTGGCGGAGGTGGGGGATCAGCAGGTGGTGGAGGTACCATTGGAAATAAAGGTGGATGTGGCGTTGTAGCCATTCAAGTGCTTTGATATAACATGACTAAATCTTTGGTACAGGTTGAATACTTAAAGGCAATGTATAGTTGCTTTTGTAAGTTGCCACCTTTCGATAAGATGAAAATGCCATACCCAAGCGATATAGAGTGGATTGTAATAGATGATGCAGATTTATACGGACAATATAGGCCGTCACCACATGAAATTACAATGTCTTCCGCAAGAAATGGGCATTTTGACACTGTAGCAAGAACCTTACTGCATGAAATGGTTCATATGTTGTTGTATTTAGAGGGCAAACAATATGAAAAACATAATAAAAATTTCCTTAAATATACATACAAGATAGCAGAAATTTATGGTTTCGATCCAAAAGAGCTTTAATCAGTTATAATGCCTAAGCAGTATTTTATTAACTTTTTAAGGATTTTATATGATCGAATTGCAACTAACTATTGAAGAGGTGAACACAATTTTGGCATCTTTAGGCAGACAACCGTACGAAGCAGTATTTAAAGTAGTAGCAAATTTACAAAATCAAGCAGCACCACAAGTTGCAGCTCAACAAGCAGCTAACCCAGCTCCAGCTGACGAAGCTAAAGTTGTAGACGTAACTCCTGCTGCATAACAACTAGGAGTAATCATGGCAGAGAAGTGGATTCAAAAAGCGATTAAACACCCAGGTGCGTTGCGTAAAGAGTTGCATGTACCAGCAGGTAAAAAAATACCAACTAGCAAGCTAAATACAGCTGCTAAAAAATCTGGAAAAATAGGTCAACGCGCACGCTTAGCGAAGACACTTCGTGGCTTTGATTAATCATGGTAAAGCACGACGTAGAAGAAGTACAACATAACTTGCATACTCATGAAGAAGTATGTGCATTACGTTACGAAGCTATTAATGCAAGGCTTAAAAGATTAGAAAGTATTTTGATGGCATCGGCTGGTGCCATCATTATCTTACTACTTAGCATTGTTTTAAAAGGTAGTCCATGAACGAAATTTTAATTGGATTATTGTTTATGTCATCTGTAGGTCTTGCAGGTGAATTGCCTAATCCAAAAATAACACCAGGACTTGCAAGAGATGTATCAGTGCGTGAATTATGCACTACATCCACGTCATTGGTGCGTAATGTTCCAGAGTCATTAAAAAAATCTGTGTATAACAATTACGGCATGAATGGTAACGATAGATCATCATGCAAAGAAGGTTATGAGATTGATCACTTAATATCACTTGAGTTAGGCGGTGCAAATGATGGTCGTAATTTGTGGCCACAAAGTTATTGCGGTGAAAATAATGCACACGATAAAGACAAGTTAGAAAATGAATTGCATAGAAGAATATGCAAAGGGCAAATGAGTATTATGGATGCTCAATCATGCATTAAAAATGATTGGGTAATGTGTTATTTAAAAACGTTTAATCAATAAGGGATAATATGAAACAAAAATTATTAGAATTAAAAGATTTTATTGTTGAAGCATTATTATTTAGCTTTAGAGTATTAGTACGTTGGGTTGAAGCTTTCTTAGATGAAGCTCAAGTTTTAGCATTTAAGCTAGATACTTTAGTTAATAACGAAATTGTAAAAGAAGAAGCGCAAGCTAAAGCTGACGCTACAGACACAACTGCAAAGTAATTGCGGTTGCTATTATTATGAGTTTAACTTGGACTGCTGTTAAATGGGCATACGATATAGCCACAACTGATTGGTCTACATTAGATGCTTTTTTAAAAGTTATTCCAACATGGTTACCTATAGGAATAATGTGTTTAGCAATATTTACATTATTTCTTGAAGTTGTTATGGAGTCTGTGCAAGATATTCCTTACATGTATAGACTGCCATTGCGACTTATAACTATTATGGTATTTGCTTTTGGTGCGTATTTAAAAGGCCGACAAGATGTTGTCCTTAATTACGAACATAAATTAGAGAAGGTTACCGCTCAACAAGTAATAGTAACCAAAAATATAAAGAATAAATATGCAAAACAAATTACGACGATACAACAAAAAAACGATGAGCTTAAAAGACAAATTAACAGTAAAGATGATAGCGATTGCGAGCTTCCTGCTTCTTTTGTCAGGTTGCACAACGACTCAGTTGAAAGCGGAGTTTCCAGAACCGCCAAGTAATTGTATGATTCCTGCGCCATCTTTAAAATTATTAGAAGATGGAAAGCTATCAAATGCTGAAGGAATTATTGTTGATAACTATAGTGCTTATTACACAGCTGTAGACAGATTAGATTGTTTACAAGACTGGGCTAATTCGCAAAAGAAGATTAAATGATACAGATACTAAAACATTTAGTTACTGGCAAAGACAATCAAACGCATGATATTGCGCGTTGGTCATGGTTAGTTACTACATTAGTAGTAATTTGCGGTGCTGCATACAATGCATGGCATGGCAACATTTTTGGTATTAAAGATTTTGCACAAGCAATTGGTGTTATTGCAGGCGCACATGGCGCAGCAGTAATGATGAAAAAAGATACTGAACCACAATAATGAAAGCGTCTAATGCTGCTATTGATATTATCAAACGATTTGAAGGATGCCGTTATAATCCTTATCGTGATGCTGGCGGTCTTTGGACTGTGGGTTACGGTCACCTTATTGGGGACGGTAAGTCTTTGCCTTCAATACTTGATAAACGCTTTACTCAAGCTGAAGTAGATGGTTTACTTCTTCAAGACATTGCTAGGATTGAGCGAGGAGTTGACATGTGCATTACTGTGCCTGTTACCCAAAATCAGTTTGATGCTTGTGTTTGCTGGGCTTTCAATTTGGGCGTGGAATCATTTAAGAAATATGTAGCACCATGCATTAATGGTGGCGACGATCCAGAAGAAGTAGTTGCGGAAATGGTTAAATTTCATTTCGTAGGTCATACAAGTCTAGATGGGTTAGTCGAAAGAAGAGAAGCAGAAAAAGAATTATTTTTAAAGGACTAGAGTATGACAACCGCAGTCGCAATGACCTACGACAGCTTGACTCAAAATATTATAGATTGGCTTGAAAGAACCGATCCAGTAACTGTTAATAACATACCTACATTTATTATGTTGGCTGAACAACAATTGGCCACAGATATTAAATTTTTAGGTAACTTAACTGTTGCTGAATTTACTTTTGTTGCTGGACAAAACATCGTACAAAAACCAGCTAGATGGCGTAAAACAGTGTCTATGAACGTTACTGACTCAAGCGGTAATGCTAATCCTGTATTGTTACGCAAGTATGAATACATTAAAGAATATACTCCTAATGGAACTTCAGAAGGGCTTCCACAGTATTTCGGTGATTACGACTACTTCCACTGGATAGTAGGTCCAACACCTGATCAAGCTTATTCAGCTGAAGTTCTATACTATGAACGTGTACAACCATTAGATTCTACAAATCAAACTAATTGGTACACTATAAACGCGCCACAAGCTTTATTGTTTGGCGCTTTATTGCAATCAGCATCATTCCTCAAAAACGACGAAAGAATTCCAGTATGGCAACAACTATATACTGCAATTGTTTCATCCCTCAAAACAGAAGACACACAAAGAATTGGAGACAGACAGGCAACTGTTCTTGATACTTAAATATGACTACATACACCTCACCCTTTGCTGGTAACGTAATAGAACCATCCCCAGTCAGTTACGCTGCCTATACGATAACTGCAAACACAACATTTAGCTGGCCTATCAATGGTAACACTAGCACTAATGTTGTTGCGTCTATTATGGAAATTAGCGCTGGATCTACAAGCGGATTATCTATTTATATGCCGCCAGCAAATCAAGTGTCTGTTGGCCAAGCTACTACAATTAAAAATACAGGCTCGCAATATTTTATAGTATTAGATAATACTGGTGGAACTATATGTACAATAACTTCTAATCAAGCTGTTAACATATTTGTTACTGACAATACCACGGTTGCAGGTACATGGGATATTGTAACTTTAGGTTCAGGCGGATCTTCAGCGGCTAATGCAGCTTCATTGGCAGGTAAAGGTTTAAATGCTACAGGATCAACACTTAACGTAGATTATCCTCCATCTGGTCTTACTGATGGTTATACATTTTTACCAAGTGACTTAGCTCAAACAAAAATTTGGTCAGGTGGTTTTGGTGCTGCAACTCTTCCTACATCTTCAACAATCGGCGCTAACTGGTTTACAATTTTTAAAAATAACGGAAGTGGTGTTTATACTATTAGCACTTCTGGAACTGACTTAATTGATAATCAAGCTGCATTAACATTTCAGCCTAATGATTCATCAATGATTATATCTACTGGCAGTGGATATGTAACTGTTGGTTTTGGTACTTCTAATCCGTTCTTTTTTACTGCATTAACTTTACCATTAACGCAAGGCACAACTACTTTAACTGTTTCTCAAGCTTCATCTATTATTCAAGAGTATACAGGATCATTAACAGGTAACTGCGTTGTTGTATTCCCACCAGTTGTTAACTTATACACTATTCAAAACCAAACAACTGCTAACGGACATTCAATTACATTAACCACAGGTGTAAGTGGTGGCGCTCAAGTTACAGTTCCAGTTACACCTAATACCATTACAGTTATTTGTGACGGTAAAAACTTCTTTAATGCAAATACAACACAATCAGGTACAGCAAGTACAGTTAGCTTAACTGCTGGATCAGCCGCATCACCTTCATTAAGTTTTGCAACAGATAGTGCTACTGGTATTTATCAACCTGGTGTAGGATCTTTTGGTATATCAGCTGCTGGTGCTGAATCTGCAATATTTTCAGCAAGTGGATTAGTGGTTCCTAACGGTATCTCTGGAGGTACATTCTAGTGACCAAAAAGGTCTTTGGATTAAATACCAAACCTGGTATACAGCGTGACGGAACGCTATTGGATAAAAACTTTTATGTTGATGGCCAATGGGTTCGCTTCCAACGCGGAAGACCTCGTAAAATTGGTGGTTTCCAAGAAATCACAGCAATATTAACTGGGCCATCTAGAGGTATTTATATTGAACCTCAAAATGGTTTTAACTATATCTATAGTGGATATAACAATGGATTTCAATCAGTAGCTATTACTGAAATTGGATTATCAGGCACGCCAGTAGATTTTACTTTAAGTAACTTTACTCCAAGCGATGCAAACTTATGGCAAATTGATGCCATGTATGATTCAAACGGAACAGGCAATTCATTGCTACTTGCTCATCCAGGTCAAAATTTAAATCAAATTGATAGCACAACCAATACACCAGTTTTACAAGGTAATATTGGATCTAAAACTTATACATTATCAGGTGTTGCAATTGGATCAAGCGGATCATTTACATGCAGCGCAAGCCCAGTTACTTTAACTGTTGGAACATTGATAACAATAGCTGGAACTAATACTGGCACTGGATCTATTACTGGATACTCAAACCCAACTAGCTATTACATCATATCTACAAACGGATCTACATCATTTACTTTATCAACATCTTATGGTGGATCAGCTATATCTACAGTATCAGGAACTGCAGTTGGTTTATCATTTACCGTAACTCCTGCTAACTCAATACCTACATCATTATCAAAGATTGGTGTATTTACAGTTGCTGGATCTGTTAACTCAGCATCTCCAAATGTGTTTGTGTTACCTAGCGCAAATATTTTAGTTGGAGCAGGCCAAATAATTTCAGGTACATATATTCCAGCTGGAACAACTGTCGTATCTGTTACAGGCACGAATGTTACGATGTCTAACAATGCTACTGTAGGCAGTGGAACTACAAATATTACAGCTACATTCGATAATAATATATCCGTATCAGGTGGCGTTGTCGCTGTATATCCATATGTTTTTGTATATGGTAATAATGGCCTTATTCAAAACTGTGCAGCAGGCAATACATTAAATTGGGTATCAGCAGACTCTAATGCTAATAACGTATCATCTACAAAAATTGTAAAAGGATTGCCAGTTCGCGGCGGATCTAACTCACCATCAGCTTTATTCTGGGCGCTAGACTCATTAATTCGTGTTTCATACACACCAACAACTGTATCTACTGGCACTGGTTCTGCATTGTCATCATCTACATTCTATTGGCGATACGATATTATTTCATCCCAAACTTCTATCATGTCATCACAGTGCGTTATTGAATATGACGGTATTTATTATTGGATTGGTGTTGACCGATTTATGTTATATAACGGTGTAGTTAAAGAAATTCCAAACGACATGAATCAAAACTATTTCTTTGATAATCTTAACTATGTTCAACGCCAAAAAGTATGGGCATGTAAAGTTCCACGCTACGGTGAAATTTGGTGGTTCTATCCACGCGGAAATTCAACAGAATGTAACGATGTTATTATTTATAACGTTCGTGATAATTTATGGTATGACGCTGGACAAGCTTATGGCGCACAAAGATCTGCTGGTTTTTATACACAGGTTTTTGATTATCCAATTATGGCTAATTGGAATATTAATGGAACAGGATTAGCTTCAGGTGCAATTACTGGAGCAGGATCAGGATATACCAACGGAAATTATGCATTCTTAGCATTGCAATATGCAAGCGGAAATGGACAAGGATCTGGCGCTACAATTAGCGCAGTTGTTTCAGGCAGTGGATTTACAAGCGTTACATTAACCAATAAGGGATCAGGTTATTCTGTAGGTGATATATTAACTGCATATCCTTATTTTAATGTATCAGGAACTATTAACTCATCAACTCCAACAATATTTACTTTAGCTTCTCCTAATTCAAACATAGTTCCAGGACAAGTAATATCATGCGGTTATGCGCCTGCAAGTGAAGGTGTATATGTTGTTTCTAATAGTGGAACAACGGTAACTTTATCAGCTGCAATTCCTGTGCCAACTGGAATAACAACTAACATTTTAAGTTTTTATGGTGGATCAGGATTTACTTATACAGTTCAATCAACAAGTAACTATGTTTCTTTATATCAACATGAAGTTGGTGCAGATGCAATTTTAGCTGGGTTACCACAAACAATTCCAAGCTATTTTGAAACAAACAATTTAGGATGGGTAACAGGTGGGCCATCATTTGATACGCTTATGGGCGACAATAAATGGATTCGATTAGAACGTATTGAACCTGATTTTCTTTTAAATGGACCTATGGATCTTTATATTACTGGTAAGCCATATGCTCAAGAAGAAGACGAAACAACTGGGCCATACACGTTTGACTCATCAACTGGTAAAATAGACATGAAAGAACAAAGACGTGAAATGCGCCTTCGTTTTGTAAGCAATACTTTGGGTGGTAACTACCAATTAGGTTACCTATTATTAAGCGGTGATGTTGGCGACGTAAGAGGTTACTAATGGCCCTAGCACTTGTTTACGATCCAAGATATCACACGTTCGATTCATGGGCTTCTTTAATGTGCGAAGCTTATGGTGGCCAGCAATTAGAAATTCCACAAGGCGAAGCCACTTGGAAAAATTGGGCGGTAGGATTAAAGGGTATAGATTTATTTGTAAATGAAGCTATTCCAAGTCCTTATATATATAATGATTGGCAAGAGTGGGCAGAAGCTGTCTACGGTATAGTCAATCAAAACACTTTACAAACTAATGCGAATGCGAACTTGAATAATGTTAGTGGACTCTAAAAAACATAAACTTAATCCATTGCAAATTATCATTGCAGCTCATCATCAAAATCCACGTAGAACTTTAAAACAGTTTGTTGGCATGGTTGAGATTGAAATGAAAATGCCACAAGTATTTAAATGCCAAGAAGGCAATACTATTTTCTTAATTCACAGAACTGCTGTACCTGGCGTTGGTTACTTAAAAACAGTTAATGCAGATACGCCTAGAAATTTTATAAAGAGTTGTCAAAAAATCGCAGAACTTGTTTACCATGCTGGTTTTGACAAACTCATTGCTCAAACAGATCAAAAGTCAATTGTAAATATATTTAAAAGAATTGTAGATCATCCAGTTAGACCTCACATGAAACTTATTTTACAAAAAACAAATATTGGAAGCCATCAATGCGTATTGCAACTAGGTCATTCTAGAACGAAAGGAAAGCAATAATGCCAGGTTGTGTATTTTGTGCGATTGGTTGCGCAATTTGTTCGGCAGTTTCTTTTGTTGGAGATGCCGTTTCATCTATAGTATCAAATCCATTCGCTATCGTAACAGCAGTTCTTGCACCTGAATTGCTTGGTGCTACAGCTTTTGCTGATGCTACAGCCGCAGTTACTGGTGACGCATTATCAGCTGGAAGTATTCTTGGTGGAGATATGACTGGTGCTGGTATGTTAACAGCAGGTGCAGATACTGCAATTGGCGGAGGAACACTTACAGGTATTGGCGGTATTGCAGCAGATTCAGCTGGTATCTTAGGTGGTAATGCTATTACTTCTGGATTGCCAGAGCTAGGTGGATCAAATTTATTGTCTTTACCAAGCGCTGAGCAAGCTGTATCAAATGCACAAACTGCACTACAAACAATGAGTGCTAATGTTACAGATAATTCAGTGTTATCAAATACAGTTAATACTGTTGCTGATGCTACAAACGGAAGCACAAGTGCAATACAACAAGCTCAAGATATGATTCAAAATGGAGCTTCTTCATCTGATGCAATTCAAGCAACTACTGGCGCAACAGAAAATCCAATATCACAAATTACTAACGCAGCTAAAGATTTATCTAACACAGCTCAATCAATATCAAGCACTGCTAACGGAATATTGAATAATGTAAGTAGCACAATATTTCCTAACGTTGATCCGAAGATTGCAAACTTTCTTACTAAGACTTTAATGAATACTGCTTTAAATGGTGGAGATGTTGGAGCAGCTTTAAAATCAACTGGTATTGGTTATGTAGGTTGCGCAGTAGGTAATGCTGTTGCTGCTAACGCTCCTACGGACGGAACATTCGCACCTAATACTTTAGGAAGTGCTGCTAAAGGATTTACAACAGGATTGTTAACAACTGGAAATCCTACAACTGCTTTAGAAAGTGGATTGATTAGTGGCGGTGGCACTGCAATAGGAAATACATTCAATTCACCGACATTTGGCAAGATAGCCGCAACTGGAGCAAAAGTTGCTACAGGTGTAGAAACACCAACTCAAGGATTAACAAGCGGAGTTAATAGTTTACTTGGCACTGGTAGCATTCCTGCACCTTTAAATCCTGTAAACTCTATTTTAAATTCTGTGTTTGGATCAAGTAACCCAAATGCTACAAACAGAGGTGCTTCATCCCCATTATCAAGCACAAATGTTGCTTCCGTAAACAGAACGCAAAGCAATATAAATCCAGCACAAGAAATGATTGCCGCGAACTATAGTCCATTAAGTGTTATAGATCCTTCCTATCAAGGTGGATTAACTATAAATCCAGCATCAAGCGCAATAAATAACAATAATCAACTATCTTTAAACAACAATAATCCTTATAATATAAAAGGATTATCATCTTTACTTCTAGGATAAATCATGGCATGTAACTCATCACCACTTTTTTGCTTAAACGCTATATTAAGTAATAGCGGCGTTCAAGGATCACTCGTTGGAGGATTGCTTGGCAGCTTATTAAGCGGAACAAATAAAAGCCCTATAAATCAAGGCGTTAATATGAATGAGTCTGGATGGATTAATCCAGAAACAACTAACTTTGGTATTGGATCACCAAGAGTAGTTAGTTATAGCTGCTATGGAACATCACCTAATCAAACAAACGCATACACTGAAGTAAATAAAGGTTTAGGTGTAATGCCTGGAACTTATCCTAACTTAGCATCATTAAACACAAGTGCATTGCCTAATATTGCAAACACACCATGCAAGCCACAATATAACCTAACAAATGTTGGTTCTATGAATACAATGGCTAACCCTACCTTTGGAACTCAATGTTCGTCTATAGGACCTGGAACAGGTGCTTTATTAGGTGGTTTAGCTGGTGCGCTTTATGGTAAATCAACTGGCAATAGTTTATTTAATACTGGTAGTTTATTCGGTAGTGGAACGCCAGTTATTAATCCTAATAATAATCCTCAACAAAATAGTGCTCCAGATTATGGCAATACTCCTATTTGCCAACCAGCTGAATATAAAGTTAATGAATCATTAGGTAGAAATGTAGGTGGCATGAATGGACAAAATACTGTTATTCAAACAAACGCAGCTGGCCAATATGTAGATACTCAAACTGGAGAACAAGTAACACCAATCGGTAACAATGAATACGTAACATCTAACGGCAATATTGTTAATGATAGTGGCGTGCAACAAATGCCTAACTACGGTTCTTATATTGCAGGTAACAATTCAGGTTGTGGCTGTGGTTGCGGAGGTTATTGCGGTGGATATAAACGTGGTGGATTGATATACGCAAAAAATGGAGGACATATGGGTTCAGCACTCATGGCAAGAAAAGGTGGCTTAGCTCATTTAGCTATAGGAGGTCAGCCTGATAACGATGGTGATGAAGCAAATGAAACTAATGAATCATGGCAAAACAATAATTCATCAGCACAATTTCCATGGCAACATCAAAACGCAAATGTGCCTAATCCATCTAATAACTTTACTTATGGCCAACCAGTAAATCCTATGCATATATTACATGGCCATGGAAATCAATTTCATAACAATGGTGTATGGACAGCCCCCACACAAAGTGCAAATCCTAATTTAAATCAAACAAACAACATGGCCGAATCAGTTCAAAATAGAATGGGATTAAATCATTTAGCTGTTGGTGGACAACCAACTGCATGGCTACATCAGAATCAAGGTAACGGTGTAAATGCAAGTTCAGGTGCAATGGGCTTGAGCGGACTACCATATCAAAATAACTTTGGTGGATTGCAAGGTGAACCAGCAGGACCAGCAGGTGGCCCAAATATCTATCATCCTTTACAAGGACGTTTTGAAGGCTTTGGACATCATATGCCATCCGATAATACAGGCATGATGAATAACCAAACAGAAGGTATGTCTGCAACATGTCACGCACCAATTCCATATACAGGATCATTTACACCAGCTGTAAATTCTTCTTTTGAACCTCAAGCAGCATACGCTGATGGTGGTCATACACATCATACACACGGATTACATCCAGAAAATATAGTCGATCACGTTCCTATTATGAATGGTCGACATGATTATCGTGGTGGTGCCGAAGTAAGAGGTGCAGGCACAGGCCAATCAGATGACATTCCTGCAATGCTTGCAGATGGTGAATATGTTATTGACGCAGAAACAGTTTCACACTTAGGTGACGGCTCAAATAAAGCTGGCGCTAAAGTATTAGATGGTATGAGAAAAGCTATTCGTGAACACAAACGTTCAGCTCCATTAAACTCAATACCTCCAAAAGCAAAAACACCTATAGCTTATATTAAGCAAGGTGAAAAAATGAAAGGTAAAAAATAATGGCCGCTACCCAAACAACTGGTAATCAAACATCTACCAATCCTAATACAAACAATGCTAATAACTATACTACAGCATCTGAAGGAAATTTATTTCAGGGATCAGCGTTACCAGCAACCGTAACGACAACTGAACAGCAACAAACTGCGCCTGATTTTTATACCAACTATTTACAAGACATTGCTAATTTAGGTCAGAACGCTGTAACACAAGGTGGAGTTGCTGGCTTTAGTCCATTGCAACAACAAGCATTTCAAATGGCACCACAAGCTGCTTTTGCAGGCGCTAATAGTTTGAATGCAGCACAAAATGCATTAGGAACTATTGATGCAAATACGGCTGCTAACCTTGTTGGCAATTACATGAATCCATTTACTAAAGATGTATTAAATGCTAATGAGTTACAATCTCAACAAAACATTCAACGTAATATTTTACCTGCGCTTGCATCAGCTGGAGTTGGCACTGGATCATTCGGATCATCACGTATGGCCAATGCAACTGGACAATCTTTAGCAGATATACAATCACAACTTGGCGCACAAAATGCTAACCTATTAAATACTGGTTATAACCAATCTATGCAAAATGCACAAACAGGTATTGGTGAACAACTTACAGCTGGACAACAACTTAATGCATTAGGCACAGAACAAAATGCTTTAGCACAAGCTGGCCTTAATCAACTAAGTAACTTAGGCGGCCAACAACAAGCTTTCGGTCAAAAAGTATTATGTAACCCAATGGCTATGGCACAAAACTTTAGTAAGCTTATGGGCGGTTACAACATTCCAATGGGACAAGTTAATCAAGTTACTGCACCAGGTCAACAAGGTAACTTCTCTAATAGTCCGTTATCACAAATTGCAGGTCTTGGCACTCTGATTGCTGCTCTTTATGGTCAGCCTACAAGTCCAACAACTACAGCAGGTAAATAAGGAAAAATTATGGGAGCATTAAGTATGTTAGCTGGCTTATTGCCAGATGCTATTACTGGAGGTAATCAAACACCACCACCACCTCCACAAGATCAAACAACTCCACAAGTAGCAAGCCCAACTCCGCCTGTTGCTAAAGAAAATGCAGAGCCTGCTGATTCATATAATACTGCGCTAGAAAATGTTAGAACGCAAAGCTTAAATCTGAACAAACAATTTCAAGACTTACAATCTTCATTAGATAAAAGAGTTCAGCCGCCATTTAATCCAATGCTTATGCGTTTGGCTGCTGGTCTTTTAAAGCCAACAAAAACTGGTGCTTTTGGTGAGTCTATAGGCAATGCCGCAGATGAAGCTGCTAACGAAGCAGAAAGACAACGCCAACAAACTTTAGATACATCTAAACTTAAATTAGAATTAGGTCAAAAAGGTTTAGAGATGGCACAAAGCCAAGCTGAACTTGAAAGACAATTAAAACTTCGTGACTTCCAAAAAACATTATTAGTTCCAGTAAAAGTTGCTGGAGCCGATGGTAAAGAAGTTACTAAATATCAACTCAATTCTGATGCGTTACAAGGTGCTTTAAATTACAGTAACGATCCTAAGTTTATGTCTGATGTTGCAGACACCGTACAAAAATTACGTAAGTCTGGCATGATCTATCAAGGCCAAGCTGAAGGTGCCACGCCATTCGATGCTTACTTGGCTGTTTTACCTAAAGACAATCCTTTGTATATAACAGCAGAAAATTTACAAAAGAGCTATCGAGACGGCACAATGGATCCAGAAAAAGCAGATCAACATGCACAATCATTTGGTATCGCAGTTAATTCATTCCTAGATAAACGCAAAGAAGAAGATAACAGAGACTCACAAGATGCTAACGGTATTTGGAACTCTATGTCTGAAGATCAAAAACGTCTTGATTCAGAGCAATATTTATTAACTGGTAAGATTAATGACTATGGCATGAAAACAGGTTTAGTTACTTCTAAACTTAAAAATTATGCACTTCAAGTTTTTGCTAGACAAAATGGATGGACACCTGAAGAAGTTGCTCAGAAGGTTGCAGAAAACAAAGGCAATCAACTTGCATTACAAAAACTTCTTACAAACATGGATCAAGTATCTTCATTTGAAAAAACAGCTAACCTTAATGCTGATCAAGCTTTACAACAATCAGATAAGATTACACGTGGTAGCGTTAAAATGTTTAACAGATGGAAACTTGCTGGTCAAAATGAATTGGCTTCTGATCCAGACTTAGCAGCATTTAATGTGGCTAATGAAACGTTTGTTAATGAATACGCTAAAGTTATGTCAGGCGGCATTGGCAATACTCCAACAAGTGATGCTAAAGTTGCTGCTGCATTAAAAATGCTTCATACATCTATGAATGAAGATGAATATAAATCAGCTATCATGCAGATGAAAAAAGATATGGCTAATCGTATGCAAGGTTATCATGATCAAATTGGTGAAAATAGAGCAAGAACAACTGGATCAACTAGCACTACACAACAAACAAGCAATGAAACTTCTATAGCAGCTCGTCCAGCTGGAGTTCCTGCGAATGCGCAATATAGCCCAAGCCAAAAATCTTGGTGGTGGCAAGAAAATGGCGCTTGGAAACATAGTTAATGGCTTCAGCACCTACAGATTTAATGACACCTCCGTCTGATTTAGTTTCAGCTAATCAGCCGCCTGCTGACTTATTATCACCTTCAAGTGATTTAATATCTCATCCAGAAGCTAATCATAATCCTTTATCAGATATTCCAACGCCTGCAACGCCTGAAAGTTTATCTGCTTCAAAAGCTTATTACAATTCTACAGGTCGCAAAGCAAAAGAATTTGGAGAAGAAGCTTTGCATATGTTAGAAGGTGTTCCTATTATGGGCGCTGAAGCTCAGGTAGGCGAAGCTGCACTTCCTTATTTAATGAGTAAAGCACCAGCAATTGAAAAGGGTTTAAATGCAACTGGCAACGCTATTGCATCTGGCGCATCTAAAGTAGGTAGCGCTATAAAAGGTTTGCCGCTAACAACTCAAGCTTTTCTTTCTAGATTTCCAAAAGAAGAACTTGCTAAGATGTATGAATATGCAAAGAGTGAAGCTAATCCGCTTGAGCAAGAATTTAAAAATTGGTATGAACAAAAATTTACACCAGTTAATAGAGGTGATTATAACAACGCTATTGCTGAAGGTTTACCTCATGAATTAGCTGTGCAAGCTACACACCGAAGATCAGATTTGCCACAAGGTGTTTGGTACATGAAAAACTTATTTAATAATAATTACGTGCCAAGCAAAATGGGAGGATTAACTCTTGATGAATTTAATAAAGCACGTGAAACATTATTGGGTGACATATTGCCTAAAGAATTAAGCGAAGCTCAACGACTAGGCACAAAATATGCAAGCTATTTTCCGCACACAAGAGAAGCTTGGGAAAAACTTGCAGCTCATGGTTTAGGTTGGGAAGGTGCTACAAATTGGTTACTACATACTGGACTTGGTTTAAAAAGCGCTGGGATACCAGTTGCTTTGCAATCGCCGAGAGTTAATGCTGAGATATTAAGAACAGCTGGTAAGGCTTCTAAGTATGCCAATAAAGCTATTAATACATTAGGCAATTATGGAAGTAAAGTTGAAAATGCACTTGAACCAGTTACTAAACCTATAAATAGCGCTTTAGATGCATTATTAAATGCGACTCCAGTATCGGTGGCTGCACAACAAGCTGATCCTAACAATCCATACAATGTAGCTAATCATGCTAAAGGTGGCCCTATTACACCAGCGATACCTTTAACGCTTAGTCATCCTTACTACAGAAAACTAAACAGATCTAATTGACCAGTTTTTATAACTTTTGGATCCAAGCTTTGCTTTTGGCGGAAGTTTAATTAAACCTAAAGATTCAAGTTCAATAAGTTTATAAAGGCTAGTTGCAACGCCTTCTACAATTCCATTACGAGTAGCATGCGGATATTTTTCCATATGCTTATTCACCAAAGAAGCTATCTCTTCGTTCGTTCTTATTGCGGCCATGTTAGTGAAGTGTATGTATTTCAAACTCAATTGGCATTGATGCTTGGTCAAGTAAGTCGTAATAATCCCTATCAGTACCAAAAGTGTGATTAAAGTGCTGCAAGCGTGACAACATAACTGCGCTCACAGTGAGTGGAGTTTCGTTATTTTCTTCCATTTGCTCCAAAAGAAAATTGTCAATTTTACTTGCTAGTGTTATTAGTTCTTGGTCTGTCATATCATTATTATAGCTTTGTTTAGAATCTTTGGGCATACTTCGTTTCCTCTTGGCGATAGAAAATAAGATGAGAATATTGTGCCACAAAAGCAACTTTCCATGTTACTGGTTTATGTATTGACGTATCGTGGAAATTAGTGGCGCCTTTTGAATAATCAGGCAGTTGAGATTTGATGACTTGATTTGCTAGCAGATAATACGGTCTTAATTCAACCGACCACGGCGATGGAGGTTCAATCTTAGCATACCAGCTAAACTGGTAAGGCTTCTTCATCTCTATACATACGTTACGTGGATTATGGTTAGCGCGTCGCCACAAAACTTGGATAACACTTACCTGCGCTAGAATATCTTCTGATCTTGATTCCATGTATGCTGTTTGGGCCATACAGGTTAAAGCTGTTGCTAATATTTGGTCTATCATAACTACCTCCTTACCAAATGGTTTAGTCCCTTGCTATGCAGACTTGTTGAACTCCAATACTTTTGCTACTTCTTTATTCATGGACTTAACAATTTTTACACAGCGTTCATGCTCTTTGAGACGAATACGGTCAAAAAGATAATCTTCAATTTTCTGCGCAAATTCCAATACATCTAAAGGCTCAGTGTCATCACTATAATAAAGACCTTTTGGATTATTATTTTTGCAATGAAAAAGCAACTGCTTAATAGTTTTTTCGTCTAACATATTTTTTCCTTATTTGTATTTGTTCTTATGTTGCCAGAACTGTAGGAGGGCATAAAACATTTCCCATCCACGTTTGAGATCTTCTTCAGACCAATCTATGATGTGACAAAGGCCAGGCGTAGTGCGCGAAACAAATATATTCGCACATCTCGCTTCGGGTATACCTAGCCCAACACGATATGCAGCTAACTGCATCATATGCTCATCATAACCCTTTACATCAGAAATGTCACTAAAGTCCTTAGTTTTTATATCCACAACGATCCCTTGATTTTCTGGATAATGTAAGTCACATTTACCAGCGAAACCTAATTCATGGCCGAAAGAACGTTCAGCAATCCATCCAATCCTTCCATAATGAGCTTCTAACGCACGAACGCAACCTTGTGTATGCTCTTGATACTCATTTGATACTCGGCCCTCATAAAACGATTCTATAGCGGTATGAATAGCAGTACCTCTATCGGCAGCATCTTTACCTTGTTTTTTAGAGTCGGCAATAATACGATCAATGTATTGAGCTTCAGTTTCGGCAGCAAGCTTAGTTGAAGTAAGTGCAGCCATAAGAACTTGTGTTTGCATCCAAGCCACTAAAGCTGGTTTTGCAGCAGCTCCAATAATTGTAGTTACGGAAGGTACAAGGTTAAGTTCGCGAGCGTCACGTAGTGTTGCATTGCGTTCTTTTCCATTCTTACCCACAACTGTATACGTTGGTATACCATCGCGCGTATACCAGTGATTTGATTCTGAAGCTCTTACTTTAGGTGTTTCGGATGCATACAAGCTCATTGTCTATCCTTAGTTTGTTTCATACGTTTATAAAAATCTAACAACTCGCGCTGAAACCAGCCAAGTTTACCCACATCCTTTTCAGGATCATCTTTGTAACCAATACGACTACCATACTTAAATATAGAACCTTTAAGATAACCTCGATACTCTTCTGGCGTTAGCTTAGCTTTAATAAAATCAATAGTCTCTATCCCACCTACTTTATAGTGGCTAGGGTTATTGACCATATCTTGTTCAACTTTTTTTGCTTCTTTAATTTCAACATGTCTTTCTTTGTGACAAGGATCACATAGCCACCAAACTTCTAATGGCTTGTCGTAATTTTCATGATGGGCCACTGATCTTTCTTCACCGCAGCGCTCACAAGGTTGCTTGATTAGCGTGCCATCTTTTAAAGCTCTATGAACTTTTTGATGAGCTGCTGGCCTGCGCTTATCTGCATGTAACCAGTCATGTATGTAAGCAATCCTTTTTTTTCTTTTTGTAGGATCTTTCATAACTTCCTTTGCATAATCACTTTGATATTTTCTATAAGCTACTCTATCTTTATTATGCATACTAATAACATAAGCAGATTGACATGGTTTACATGATGTATTCAATCTATCTTTTGTTGTTTTATGCGCAGAAAATTCGCTAATAGGTTTAGAAATATTGCATTTTTTGCAAATTTTAAAATGGGAGGTCATTTTCCATGTCCTCAAAGTCAGCAGAATTTGCGCCTGACGCAACTTTTCCATGTAACCTTTCCCACTCTGGAGACATTCTAATTTTTTCTTTTAACTTATCTGAGAATGACTCAAACAATTCCATGTCAGCTTCATTGATGTCAAAAATCTTTAATTCATTAACACCTTCTGGCAAGCCTGCTTTTTTAATAGTAGGAAGCACTGGCATGATTGTTGCTATATTAGTATAGTTATTTCCGTTTTGACCTTGACTAATAACAACAGACAACATTCCCCAAACACCTAATACATTTTTAATTTCAAATGTTTTTACTTCATCTGGTGTAAAAGGTTTGCCACGCCACGATTCTAAGTCTTTACGCAATGAAGACATTTCAGCAGTAGATAAGGTGTAAGTTTTAGAAAGTGATAATGGTTTGCCTTCGTTTGTTTTTGTTGGGTTACCATTTTCATCTTCTGAGTGAATTTCAAATTGAAACATTGCTTTATGTAAATGCTTAACAACACCTTTATACTCAGACTTTTGCGTTCCTAAATCAATCACTCTATACAATCTAGCAAGATGTATGCCAGGTGGTACTTGCACAAAATCTTTACTATTACTATTTCCAGTAGCTACTAAACTCATGTTTATCTCCTAAATTATCGTTAAATTTCACTTCCCTGGCTTCAACGGTTTGTAATCCGCATTCAAAGCGTATCGTGTTCCAATCATCAGGGTTTGCAATGCCAGCTTCAGCTTTTTTCAAAGCTTCCAATAGCATCTGTTCTCGCTCTAGGTGGGCTTGGTGCCACATTGCTTGGCTATCCATGTATGTATCCCATCGCAATTAAAGCAATGATTATGATGGATGTCCAAAATACCAAACGATCACCTAGATGAAAATTTCTTTTCTTACCTCCAAAGTATCTTTCATCTAATAAAGACTTTTGAAGTTGCTGCATATCTCTACTCATTCTTGTTTCAAAAGGATGCTTCACCATATATACCTCCAAAAAATTATAGGAAACTGAAATTTAACACGGTTAATTAAATATTGCAAACTTTTTAATTGTGTGTAATAGTTCGTTTTAACAGTTGGATAGATTATGATAGCTGTTGATATTTATTGACAACAATTGAAAGGATTTGAAATGACATTATCAGAATATTTTGATAATAAACCATTAGGCTCTAAGCAGGATTTCGCTAAAGAGTTAGGTATTACTAGAACTTGGCTAGCTCTAATTATCAATGGCCAAAAGACACCTAGCCCTACATTAGCAATACAAATTCACGCCTTGACTAAAGGTAAAGTAAATAAAAAAGTTTTACGTCCAGATATTTTTGCTGTATAGGAGCAACTATGCTTTGGTATAAGTTTGATGTTAAAGATTACTTGTTCGACACGCTTCATTTGCCTGATGCGCATGATCTAGCTTATAGACGTCTCATAGATTACTACTATATGAATGAAGGACCTATACCATTAGATGTAAATATGGTGTCCAGAAAGATTCGTATTGATTTAGATATCGTTGAAGACGTATTAAGAGAATTCTTTACTTATACAGATCAAGGTTATCGACATAAACGTTGCGATGATGAGTTATTTAAATATTTAGGAAATGCTAATAACTCAAGAACGAATGGATCGAAGGGCGGAAGACCACCGAAAACAGCGGAAGAAAACCCAGCAGGTTCCCAGCAGGAACCCAGCAGTAACCTTAATAAGAATAAGAATAAGAATAAGAAAGAACATTCTGCAAAATTCGAAGAATTTTGGTCTACATGGCCATCTAGTAAAAGAAAAGTCGGTAAGGATGCTGTTTGGAAAAAATGGGATGATGGTGACCTAGATGAAATCTCGGACAAAATTATTAGTCATGTAAAGATTCTAAAGGTTTCTCAACAATGGCTTGAAGGATGGGAACCAGCGCCTTTGACGTACATTAATCAAAAACGTTGGTTGGATGGCGATACTGGATATGTTGATCCTACAGGCGGAAGAAGAACTATATGAGAGGTGCAAAAGAACTTACTGCTTTACGTGTAGAAGGACTTAAACCTGATTGGCTTAGAGTGTTTGTTGGTGAAGGTGACTACATGTCAGGTGAATGGTATAAATGGCGCGAGACAATTAAAGATCCATGTGTAGATATTGAAGATGATGATGACATTGGATTGATAGATTTTAGATTTGTAGTTGGCCTAGAAGTGATATTGACTGGCAGTAATCCAGATAGATTATTGGCCGTATATGAAAAGATGACTAAATATAATCCAAGACGATTAATTCTATTTCATTCAAACGAAGATCAATCAGTTGAAATATTAGATAACAGGGGAATATTAAGTGGAATACTTGAATGAAGATGAAGTAGATTTTAAAGCGTATCTTAAAGCTACTGAGACACAAGAAAAGGTACGTGAAGCCAAAGTATTTATTGGAAAACTTAAGGACGAATATCTTAACCCTAAAAGTATAGTTCGCATCGGTATGCCATGGCCTAAAACTTTAGGATCGTTTGAATTTAGGTTAGGTGAAGTTACTGTATATGCTGGCAGCAATGGCGGTGGTAAATCATTAGTGACTGGCCAAATAGCATTGGGTTTAGTTAAACAAGGCCAAAAAGTTTGTTTGATGTCTTTTGAGATGAAACCTGAAAGAACATTGCGACGTATGTTAAGACAATTTTATGGTGATAACTTAGATAATCCTTTTTTATCTGACAAGATTAAAGTTATTGGAAATCTTATGCCAAGATTTGAAAGTTTTACTGATAAGAAAATGTGGCTATATGATCAACAAGGCACTGTAAGTTCTAATCAAGTTATAGCAGTGGCTAGATATTGTGCGGTTGAGTTGAAGATAGAACATATATTTATTGACTCATTAATGAAATGTGTACGTAGCGAAGATGATTACAACGAACAAAAATATTTTGTGGATGAGTTAACAGCTTTAGCAAGAGATCATAACGTGCATATACATTTAGTGCATCATATTCGTAAGTTAGTTAGTGAAGAAGTTATGCCAAACAAAAAAGATGTACGCGGTGCATCAGCAATTGCAGATATGGTGGATAACGTATTCTTGGTACATAGAAACAAAGCTAAAGAGATGCAAATTAAAAAGGGTGAAAATCCTGAAACATTAAAATCTAAGCCTGATACTTTTTTAATGTGTGAAAAGCAACGTAATGGAGAGAGTGAAGAGTGGTATGAGTTATGGTATCACAAAGATAGTCAACAGTTTTTAGATGGTGCAGACAGCGTGCCTATGGCATTCGATGTAGCTGGTAAGTTTTAATGGCTTTAAATTTTGTAACTATTCCTGGAGTTGATCCAGGCAATTGTAGTAAGGAATATCTCTATCAATGTTTAGTTCGAGATCTAATTAAGAAACGCATTGCGAATAGAGACGCAGCATTTGAGTTTTTAGCTAAGTGGGAAATGAGTCATAAACAATCAACCCTAAGGGAGGACGTAATGAAACAATGGAAGAAAGGTAACAGAGGAAAGGATGGTGAATGGTATGAGTGATCCAATGGAATTAACTAAGCAATTGGCTAATGCATTGGAAGCTGTTATCGAAACCTACGATCCTAATGATGACAATCTTGAGAATGCAGCTAATGTTGCATATGCTCAAAATATGTTAATGACGGTTCAAAAAGAAATTGAGAATTATAGAACTCAACCGTTGCCAGAAGATGTGCTTTGGCAATTAGCTGAGAAACATATAAATACTCATAATCAAATGTATCCGATACAGTTTGCAAGAGCAATTGAAGAACAACACGGAATAGGAGTTAAAATATGAGTGACGCAGCAGATGCAAAGTTTGATAGCGATTTTGCAAAAATATTTATGGGTAAAACAATTCCACACAAGGATCCTGATACGGTGCCTTTGGAATTCCATAATAACGAAATGAATGCAGTAATGACTATTGCGAAAGCAACTGTTGAAGCTGCAATTCTAGAAGAGCGTAATCAGTGTGCATTAATTGCTGAAGAGCTTAAAAGTGATGAGATAGCAAAAGCTATACGTAATCGTATCCCATCACAGTCAGTGCATTTAAACTGATGATATCTATTACTTTACCTTTTCCGCCATCGGTAAATACTTATTGGCGCAACTTTAATGGCCGTATGTTAATAAGTGCTAAAGGTAGAGAGTATAGAAAAGAAGTAGGTTATCGAGTGTTGATGCAAAAAGCTAACAAGCATTTTGATAGTAACTTAAAAGTTACCATTGAAGCATTTAGACCTGATAACAGAAGAAGGGATTTAGACAATCTACTTAAAGCTCCTCTCGATGCGTTAACGCACGCAGGTGTATTCAAAGACGATGAGCTTATCGTAGATTTAAGAATCTATTGGGCGCCAAAACAAACCAGTGGTTATTTACAAATCACAATTGAGGAGATAGAAAATGATGTACAAAGGAAGAGATCCACACAAAGCAGTTGATTGGATGATGGACAATGTTGAAAACATATCCAAATCAAAAGCACAACTTACACAGCTTGAAGAGTATACAAAATCTTTACGAGCTATTCTTATGAAACAAAGCCTAGAAAATTCTATAGGCGCACAAGAGCGTGAAGCATTAGCGCATCCTGAATACATAGCGCATCAACAAGCTGTATCAGCAGCCGTAGAAGAATACGAAAAGCTTAGACACTATTACTCAATAGCACAAACTGTTATTGATGTATGGCGTACAGAACAATCAAACTTAAGAGCTGAAGGAAGGGTGACAATATAATGGCTAAATATAAATTAAAGATGCAAGAATTAGATTTTAAAAATACAGTAGAGTTTGAAGCTGAAGGATTAGAAGATGTAATTGCTAACATTGAAATTTTTTTAAAGGGCAATGGATTTTTCTTTGATGGTAAATTGGATATTCATTCAGGAGAAATAGAAATGAACTCTATGCATCGTAAATACACAGCCAATTTTATTCGAGAGGAAAATGATAATGACTGAATTAAGATGGCTTGAAAAAACTAACGGCGAATTGGTTTTGCAATTCTTACGTGACGGATCATGGATTAATGTTACAAAAGAAAAAGAAAAAACAGCAAAAGCAAAACGTGCTGCACTGGATGAAATAGAAGATGAAATTATTACTAGAGCATGCCCACGCGGTGTGTGTGAGGATTAATATGAGCTTCTATGAAAAGATTGTTAATAGCATTCATGAATACAATCAAACAAAATCAAAACTCAATACTATTAAAGTTGAGATGGTTAAGCTTGCAGTTGAAGCTGGTTGCGATCAAGAGTATGCAATGAAAAGCAACATTGTGGATTGGCTTGATGGATTTTTAGTAGCGCATGGTTATATACCAGAACACAGGAGAAAGAAAAATGAAGAAACTATGTAGTATTGCTTTACTTAGTATAAGCTGGGTATTTGTTTTATTTTTATTTTTATCTTCAATATCAGCTCATGCAGATGAATGGTATACAGTTGATAAAGATCAAAATGTAATTGTTGTCACTGAGTTAAGATGTCCAAATAAATCTTATTTGAATTATGCTTACAAGAGAACTTCAAACGGCAATCGTGTAGATGGATGCTGGGCTATTGTAGATCAATTGGCTCACGTTGTTTTTTACGGAAAGCCTGAAGCAACATTTCAACTAAATACTTTTAAAAAGATTAAGAGCTAACTATGACAACTGAAAACAAAAATTTTGACGAGATTGTATTGTTTAAAACATCTGTATTTGCAAGGCCATCTAAAGAATATCTGGATCTAGTTATCAAGGTATCTTCAAAGCCTGAATATCATTCTGAAGTGTACGATGGAAGCAAAGATCCAGTGGAACACAAGACTGAAATGTCTGGAAACTTTTTTCACGATGAAGAGCTTTCACCATTTTCTCAGTTTGTAGTGCAATCAGCTTGGGATATTTTGCAATATCAGGGTTATGCAATGAAATACTACAATACATTCTTTGAGTCTATGTGGTTACAAAATCATGGCCACGATTCATTTATGGCCCAGCACGTTCATAGCAATCCAGTGCAAATTGTTGGGTTTTATTTTACTGAGATAGATTCAAACTCATCAAAGCTATTGCTGCACGATCCAAGACCAGCTAAGGTTCAAACAGACTTACAAGAAGAAGATAATACTAAAGCAACCAGCGCAAGCAGAACAATTGTATTAACACCTAACGTAGGTGATCTAATATTAGCTCCAGCTTGGTTATCTCATTCTTTTAGTTATAACCAGTCAGACAAACAAATGAAGTTTGTGCATATCAATATTGGTGTTAAAGTAGCGGATCAACAACCTCAATGTAAAGCACCTGAAATTATATGAACAAATATTTAATACGATTTAATAAGTCGCGCGGACAAGAAGGGCGCGGAACTCCAGAACATGCATGGCGCGTATTTGAAAATGGCAAAGAGTTTTTATGTAAAAATGTAAAGCTTTTTGTAAGCTCATACAGCCAGACAGACGGAGTTGACTGGAACATAGCATGCGAGGGAAGAATGGTTATTGATAAAGAAACATCAACAATAAGTATTCATCATGACTAAGGATGAGAAAAAGCATCTTTCTAAGCTTGCTGATCTTGGTTGTATTTTGTGCGCAGTACAAGGTAACTCAGGCACGCCAGCAGAGATACACCATCCTAGATCAGGTACAGGTATGGCCATGAAGGCAAGCCATTGGGATGCAATACCTTTATGCGTATATCATCATAGATCATCTGAAGGATTGCATGGCTTGGGTACGCGTGGCTTTAAACGCCAATACAATTTAGATGAAGCAGAGTTACTTATATTAACTAAGAAAGCATTGGAGCTGAAACAATGAAATTGACTAGAAAACAAAAAATGAATCTAATAGAAGGAAAGCTTGAATTAAGTATGTTGCAATTTCATGCAAGTTTACCTTGGATTGTAAGAAAACTATTTAGTAAACAAGCTTTAGATTGGTAT